TCATCGACAGCCACCGAACGCGCCGGCCGCTCCCTCCTGGAAGTCCGGATGGTGATGCCCGTAGGTGGTCTGCAGCGTCTCGATCGTCATGCCGAGCATGCCGGCCGCTTCCCAGGGGTCGACGCCGGCTTGCATCAGCCACGTCGCGGCCGTGTGCCGAAGCACGTGCGGCACGATGCCCAGCTCAAGGCCTGCGTCGGCAAGGCAGCCCTCCCACCCTGTGCGAATCGGCGTCGAGAGCGGCGACCCGTCCGTCCGGTGGATCACGTAGATGGTCGGCGCCTCGCGAAGGCTCTTGCGCCGCTCGCTCGCCGGCTCCGGTTTCGCGTCGATCTCCGCCCAGCGGCGGAGGTGGGCCATCAGCCGGTGCGCGATTTTGGCCGGCGGCCGGCGCTTGCGGCTTTCCCGCTCGCCGATGCCGCGCCGGTAGATCCGCCCCCGCTCCAGGTCGATCCATCCGCCGGTCGTGTTCGGGTGCCACTGCAATCGCTCCACCGCCTCGTGGCGCGTGCCGGTGTAGAGCCCGATGAGGATGAAGCGGCGGATGTGCCGGCGTCGCGTGCGTGTCACGCGATCGCGCAGCACGATGCGCCCGGCCTCGTCCCGCTTCCATTGTCCGAGAAGGGGATCCCAGACGAGGCCGCAGGCCGCGCCGAGGAGCCGTGCCGCTTCGGACCGGGTCAGCCAGCGTTCGCGCGCGCCCGCCTTCGGCGGCAGCGTCACCTTCGGGACTGCGGTGAGGGTGTACTCCGCATGGTAGAGGTTCACGGCCGCACGCAACACCTCCAGGTCGCGACGCGCCGTGGCCGCGGTTACCCGCTTGCCGAGTGCCGCTCCCTTGCGGGCGCCCTTCAGGGGCTGCGCGGTGCGCCACGTGACGTACTCACGGCAGGTCGCCCCCTTGATCGCCTCTACCGGTTTGTCGCCCCAGAACTCCAGAAGCTTGGCGATGTAGGCCAGCAGCTCGTCGTAGCGGCCGATCGCGTCCTTGCCGGCATCGTCGCCAGGGCTCTTGGCCTTCGCGTAGAAAGTCAGGACATCGGTGATCACGAGGTCAGCGGGTGAATGGCTGCCGAGCGTCGATTGGTGCCGGCGCCCGATGTACGCCGCAAGGAAGCGCGCAGCTCCGCTATGGTCGTCTGGCCCGCATTCTGTGCTGATTTCAGCGCCTCGGTGGAGAACGACCCAGACGGGATCACGGCCGGCCCGCTCGCGGAGGTAGAGGCGTGGCGGCTTGGCTTTGCGGCCCGGCATGGCTTGGTCATCTCTCGGATGGCGCGCGGCGTGGTCAGCATCTTGCCGGCGACGTGGCGGACGGCAAGGTCACCGTTGCGGTAGGCCGTCCGAAGGGACGAGAGCGTCATCGGTCCATGGGGGAAGAACACGGCCACTGCCTCGGCGAGCGTCATCGGCTCGTCGTCGGTCCAAAGGTCCGGCGTCGGGCGCTGGGCGATTCGGACGGAGGCGCGCGGCATCGTCAGCCCCTCCGCCTCGCCGATAGCCGCACCGCCCGCAGGTACGGCCGGCTCGCCAGCACCACCTCCGGCGCCCGCCAGGACAGGCGCGCAGCCCGCTCGCGCCGGTCCTCCTCGCGGTAGAGGTGGGCGAGCCGGTTGAGGCAGGAGAGGAGCTTGAGGAGCTTGGCGATCGGCCGCTGGAAGCGGTGGGCCATGTAGAGGTCGTAGAGCTCCGCTCCGCGCTGCAGGCGGCGGTTGTTGAACGCCTGCCGGCAGGTGGGGGTGCAGAATTCGGAATGGCGCGCTGCAGCCCCGTAGGGCTGTCCGCACTCCAGGCAGGTCCGCTCGCCCCGGAGCGGGGCGGTATCGCCATCCTGGGCCGCCTCAGCGGATGCGTTTAAACGCAGCGGGGCGTTCATGGCGCCCCCGCAGCCGGCGGGCGGAGATCCGCCAGCGCATCCTCGGCGACCTGCAGGGCCGCCAGGGCGGCCTCGCTATCCTCGGCGACGGGTGCGAGGATCGCCCGGATGCTGTCGAGGGCGGAGACGAGGACCTCCGCCAGCTCGGCTGGCGCACGCGGCGCACTGCCGTTGGCTCGGCCGAGCAGAATGGCCGCCACCGCGTGTGCCGTTTCATCCGGCCACGTGCCTTCGGTATTGACCGTGAAGACCTCGTAGCCATCCGCGTCGCAGACGACCCCCACTTCGTCCGGGTCCTCGCTCAAGGCAAGAGGGAGGCGGATGCAGTGCCGGGCGAAGAGAGCGGCCGCGTCAGACACGGATTCGCTCCTCGCTGCCGGGAGAGTAGGGACCGATGATCTCGGCGATGTCGCTGCCGCTCGGCATCCGTGGCGCGAGGGCCTGCAGCACCTCGTCAAGCGAGATGCAGATGTCCGTAGCGAGCAGCGCCATCAGCTCGGGCTCCTCGCCATCCTGGGTCAGGATCAGGCACCGCTTGCCGGCGCCGCAGAACCATCCGGCCTCCAGGTGCGCAGAGCGCCCGCACGGCAGCACGAGGACGCAGGTGTCCGCCCACTGCATGCCGCGCAGGTCACTGACGAAGCCGCGGGCGGCGATCGGGTGCGTGGTCAGCAGGCGCCGGTACTCGGCGGCCGACCATGCCTCCCAATTCGGGTCGATCTCCGACCATGCGAATCCCGGCACGCCATTGAAGGGGTTGCGGAAGTCGTAGACCTCATGGCCCGCCTCGCGCAGCGCGGAGACGACCGCCGGCTGCTTCGGGTTGCGCCAGGACGAGGCGACGTAGATGCGACGGGACAAAGTCACGCTCCCATGAAGGAGAACGCCGGGCGCGGGCCGAAGAAGCCTGCGATGTCGGCCATCACAGCCGCCGGCATCCGCCAGACGGTGGCGACGAGCAGCTCGAAGACGGCCGCGCCGATGGCGAGCAACTCCAGGAAGGTGAGACGGTCCGCGCTCATGAGCGGTGTCCTTCTGCGGATGAGGGATCGGGGCGCTCTGGAAAGCGGCAAAAAACTGCCGGTGTTCGCACTTCGTCCGGAAAGGAATTTCCGCGAACGTCTCGTGATGTTCTGCTCGCCTCTGAGGGCGGGATGAGGCAGGCGGAGGTCATCGCGTCGCCGTTTCACGAATGTGAGCGACAGCTCGTGCCGCAGCGAACATACCCCCGTCACTGATGCGGGAGGCGAAATGATGCGTCAGCGCAGAACTCGGGCTGAGGTCAAAGAGATGATCCTGCGCCGGGTGCGCGAACTTCCAGGGGGTAAGTACATTCGAGACATCCAGATCGAGCCAATGACGGACGACAGCCCTGTGCCGCCGTTCTTCGTCGATGTGGAAGAGGACGCCGACGATGACTTGAACGTAGCTCTTCGCGCGACCGACATCGCAATACGGATCATGTACTGCATCTTCGACGTGGAAGATTTCGCGGAGCACTGAGCGCGCGGAGCTCATGCCGGCACCCCGATGCGCGGAGCGGTACCTATCTGCCGGTGAACTCGCTCCGTTGGCGCATTGCCGAGGCAAGCACTGGAGGCTCATATGCCTGACAAGCCCATGTCCAAAGACACACCATCCACCGGTACTGCCTGGACAAAGCCGCGGGGGAAGGCTGAGACGGGGCAGGACGGACCGCCTCCTCGCCCCCACATGACGGTGACGCAGAAGCCGGAGCCGAGCCCGCACGACGTGAAGAAGCAGCGCGACTGAACCGGCGAACAGGTCTGTGCGGCGGGCGGGGGTCATGCCGTCACTCCGCGGCCTGGAGGTCGCGCTGTTCCTGCTTCTCAGCGAGGCTCGCGTAACTGACGCCGAAGGCGCCGGGCGGCGAGTAGGCGATGCGGAAGTGGGCCAGGCAGTAGCAGCTGCCGTCCTTGACCGGCTCGCCGCAGAAGCGGTGCTGGCTGGGCGCTACGCTCCCTGTGATCGGGTAGCGGCAATCCCCGGGGCCGAGCTGGTGGAGCAGATAGCCGTCGGCCGGGCGCTCCGCCGGCTTGCCTTCGGGGCGAAAGACGTAGGGCTGGGGCGGCTCTGCGGGCGCGGCCGCAGGCTCCGGTGCCGCGGGCTCGGCCGGCGTATCTGCTTCTGGCTGCACGCCCTGCTGTCCGACCAGCCCGAGCCGGCGGATCTTGCCCATCACGGCCGAGCGGGAGAGGCTCAGCCCGTGCGCAGCATTGATCGCCTCGGCGATTGCGCTGCCGCTCTTGCCGGCGGACCAGAGCTCGCGGAGCATGTCGATGGCGGCCGAAGGCCATTCGGTACCGGACATGACGGGTCCTCAGAATTCGGGGCGGCGGCAGGCAAGTGGCGGTGGTCATGGAGCCGCCCCGAACCAGAGGCCGGCGTTGATGAGTGCAGCCGCAGCCGCGCAGACGATGCCTGCCGTGATCAGCCCGCCCATGAGAGCCATGGTGATCGCGTAGGAAGGGCGGGGCAGGGGATCGTGCTGGGAGGCCATCTCACGCCGCCATCCCGATCAGGGCCAGGGCGCCGATGCCGCTGAGCGAGAGCGCCCAGAGCAGATACAGGATGGTCGCGGCGCGGGAGCGGCCCTCACGTGGCTCGTCGGCGGACGAGGCAAGCGGCCTGCGGAGGCGGAAATCTGTCGGGACGATCAGATGGCCGTCATCCGACGTGCGGGCGGACAGGCAGGCGCGGGAGAGAGGGGCAGTGCGCATCAAGCTGCGCTCCCCCGGTAGGTGCCGCGGGCAAGATGGCCGTCTCGCATCGCCTGGATGCGGGCAAGGGAGGCGGCCGTCCGAGCTTCAGCGCGATCGGCGGCCGAGACGGGCCGACGGTCCTTCGCGATGCGGTGGATCGCGACCGACCAGTTGAGGAGGCAGTGGGAGGACATCAAGGCGGTGCTCCATCGGGAACACCGATTTTGTATCACTTGTATCGATACTCGTCAATCCGGTATCTAAATCAGCGATACATGGCTCTACCGAATGCCGGAACCGACGATCAAATGTACCGCTTCAACCGATCGCCGATCGAACGTGAGCGTCTTCGGCGGGTTGAGCTGCTCGACGATCACATGCTCGGATGTGGTACGAACGTACCGCTTAACGAGCCCAATGAGATCGCCCGACGCATCTCGGACGTTGAGGAAGACATACGAGCCAGCGTGATACGGCCGAGTTGGGTGAATAAATACAAGCTCTCCTGGCTCATATCTTGGCAGCATGCAGTCGCCAACAACCTCTGTGCTGTAGGCGTTATCAACATCAACGAGATTGCCAGGGCACTCAACGCGACCAGATATCGTCCCGTCGATCACGATTGCGCCTCCCTCGCCGACCCGCTTCCTGCCTACAACAGGGATAAGTCGCCCAGAGGGTACAACTGCCGTAATAGCGTTCGCAACGTTCCTTTGCGGCGTGGTTGCGTCATTTGCTCGCATGTCGCCCTTCCCGCTCCACAGCCACTCGAACGAGATTCCCATCGCGCTTGCGTAGAGCATGGCCGCGTTCTCGGTAATGTCGCGCGTGCCGTTCTCGTGTGATTTGTATGTGCTGACCTTAAGGCCTTTGTCTCTAAGAGCTTCTGCGGCCATGGAGGCGTTCTTGTAGCCAGCGTCGAAGCGCGCGCGTTTGAGCCGCTCGCGCCGCGCGTCGTTGTCTCTGTCCCGCATCCTTGCCTCAGCGCTGGTCTCCTCTTTCGGCATTGTTAGCGGGTTCCGTGTATCGATGGTGTTGACACAGTATCGATACATATGATACCGATACAACATGACCCGTTACCCTACCACAGTAGGCGAACTTATCGCACTCTGGCCGAGCGCAGAGCAGTTCGCCCGCGATCTCAAGCTTAAACACACCTCTCATGCTCGGCTCATGCGGATGCGCGGGAGCATCGCGCCGAGATGGTGGGACGACGTTGTGCTGGCGGCCAGCCGGCGCGGCATCGAAGGCGTCAACCACGGAACGCTTGAGCGCATCTATGCGAGTACCCGGCGGGCGCCTCGCGCATACGGCGGCCACGCCATTACCGCGGCTGCTACCTGCGCTCATGCCGCTCCTCCTGCAGAGCAGGGAGCCGCCGCATGACCGCGCCGCTCCCGCTCTCCCGCATCCTGGCTGCTCATCTCGCAGTCCTCGTCTTGATGGCCATCACCGTGGCCACTGCAGCGTCGTTCCGCCCGGCGGCCTCCCATCCCCACACCCTGACTGGCCCGACCCGCATCCTGACGGAGGCGCAGCCGTGAATAGTCGTGAGCGCATCGTTGAGGTCTCGGCGGCAGGGCACGAGATCGCCGAAGTCGCCGTCAACGACGTCACCCAGGTCGGCCGGACCGTTCTGACGGTCCGTGATGTTGGCGGCGTCTCTCAGATCAACCTGACGGCGGCCAACATCGACCGCCTTGTCCGCCAGCTTGTGACCGCCCGCGGCCTCCTCGCCGCTGAGCCCGCGGAGGCATAGGCCATGGCGCAGGATCCCAACACCGCTGGTCCGCTCCGCTTCCTCCCGCTCCGCCGCGAGGCGTGAGCCATGCGCCCCATCAGCCTTTTCCCGATCCGCCGGCCAACACCTGGCCCTGCCGGCGGCGCGCCCGGTCCGACCGACACCCGCCCCATCTCGTCTCGGACCGGGCGCAACCCTGATCGCATCGCCGACGGTGGCGATGCCCCGAGGTCCGCCTCCCCCGGCGGACACAGGGTCAGGACTTCCCCGGCTCGCCACGAGCGGGCCGGGGCTTTCCGGCCCTCTGCGCCCGGCTTGGCTTCCGACCTGTCGCCGGACGGGCGCGGCCTCCCTCTTCATGTCTCCGCCGCGCCAGCGTCGACCGACGCTCGCTCTCCCGTGGTGTCCGACCATGATGCATCCGCCCTTCCGGAAAGCGCGCTACCGCCTCACGGCGGATGGTCGCTGTCAGTTCCTGACGCAGGACGGCTGGGTGACCCTGTTCCGGGTGGCCTCGTGACGGAGCCGGATCTCGCGGATCTCGTCGCTCGCCTTCATCGCGCTGCCCAGCATGCCGGCTGTGTCGCGCGTGGGACTGAGATCCTGGCCGCCCTCATGCAGCGTGGCCTACCGCTTCAAGAGCCCTGCCAGGGCATGGCCCAGGCGGTTCAGCGCCACGAAGAGCAGGCGCAGGTGCTGGCGGACGCCTGCGCGTTCGTCGTTCGCTGCGCCGCCCAGCCGGACTTCCTGACCATGCTCACCGCGTTGGAGCGCGGTGAGGAGGTCATAGCTGCGGACACGCACGACGCGTCCGTGCTTCCGGTCGCCATCTCCTATCAGCCTGCCAGGGCTGTTGTCGTTGGCGACCTTCACCACGCGACCTCGCCTGCCAGGGTGTTCTGGTCGCGCGTGTTCGACTTCGTCCTTCCGGGACACCGCAAGTCCTCCGGCCCTGCTCATCATGTGGTCCCTCCCGACACCTCGGGAACAGACCATAGGAGCGACCCAAGGTGTCGGGATTCTCACCCAAGCTCTCGGGAGAACGTCCCGAGCGTCACGAGGGTAGCATGACAGCCCAGGCTGAAGCACGGCAGCTCGTGGAGCTGATCGCCGGCCCGGTGCGGCTCGGCGAGAACGTGAAGGTGGCGCTCGCGCGCGTCGCGCAGCTCACGGGGCTCGGCGATCGTCGGGTCCGCGGGATATGGAACGGAGAGGCGCGGCGTATCGAGGCCGCGGAGATGGACCGCCTGCGTCAGGTGGCCCTTGATGCCCGCACCCGAGAGGATGCCGAACGTGCGTACCGAACCCACCTCGCGCGGATCCAGGCCTACCGACAGGCCCTTCGCCTATGCGTTGAGGAACACGCTGGCGACGTGGATCTTGGACGGGTCGAGTTGGCTCGGAATCCGGCTGGCTCGGTGGATCGCTCCCTGGATCGGGGAGCACGCTGATGGCGCGGGAGATCTTCCTCGTCGGGATTGATCCCGGCCTTACCGGCGATATCGCTCCGCTCGGCTTCGCGGGAGGGGCTCGATGACCCGAGCCCGCGACGAGCAGCGCATCCAGACGGCGATCGTCACGGCGATGCATCGCGCCTTCGACTGCCGGTGTGTCCACGTCGCCAACGGCGGCGCCCGCGGCAAGCTCGAAGCGGTCGCGTTCAAGGCCATGGGCGTGTGGGCCGGCCACCCGGACCTCAACGTCTACGGCCGCAGCGGCGCCGCGCCGCTGTTCATGATCGAGGTCAAGGAACGCATCCAGGCTCGCGAGCGCGCAGTCCCGGCCGATCAGCGGTTCTGGTCCCTGTCGGATGAGCAGAAGCCCGTCGTGTCCGAACTGCGCGAGCGCGGCATCCGGGTGTTCGTCGTCGACAGCCCCGAGGACGCCGTCGCGGCCGGCGGGCGCATGGGCCTGCGCGCCCGCAGCGAGGCGCCGCGATCGGCGGCCTACGCCATCGCCACGGGGCTCTGACATGGCTTTGTTTGATCTCACCCCCGGCCTGCATCGCGGCGATCAACCCGTGGCCCAGCTCGCCGCCCGGACGCACAAGGGGCAGGCCCACTTCGCCGGCACCGGCCCGGCCGGCAAGCAGTGCCGGCAATGCGCGCGCTGGATGTTCGTCGGCCAATGGCGCCACGGGCCGGCCCCGAGCCCCTGCGGCAAGTACCGGGAGCTGATGCGCCAGAAGGGCAAGCCTGTCCCCTACGGCGCCGCCGCCTGCAAGTTCTTCGAACCCCGCGCGCAGGAGATCCCCCTCGCCAAGCCGGTGCGCTCCCATGCGTGAGCCGGCGAATTTCTTCGACGAGATCGCCGACGCGCAGATCGCCGCGCCGGTCAAGCGCAAGCTTACCAAAACCGAGGAGCGCCGCTTCAAGGCGCGCGAGGCCGAGAAGGAGCTTCAGGACGAGCAGAAGCTCGGCAAGCTCTATCGCCGTTGGCGCCGCGAGAAGCGCGACGCGCTCCTGAACGGTCCCCACGGGTCGGCGATCGCCGATCTCCTGTCCTTCATGGCGGGGATGACGCTCGATGCCGCGCCCGCGCTGATCGAGCGCGTCCGCTCGGCCGGCTGGATCCGCGACCTCTCGGCCGACCAGCGCTTCGACCTCCTGTTCCTGATCGGCAACGGCATCGCGTCCTGTCGCGTCCGCCACGGCCTGACGCCGTTCGAGGACGAGATCCCGTGGACGCAGGCGCCCAAGGCCTTCGCTCAGATCAAATCACTGATGGGGCTCGACGGCCAATGATCGAGGCTGCGCTTACCTCCTACGCGCTCGGCCGGGCAAAAGTCTGGGATTACGACCGTTCTCAGACGGTGGGTGCGTCCGAGGTCGGGCAATGCGCCCGCAAGATCTTCTACATGAAGAACGAGGAGGACGCGCAATACGGCACGGCGCGCGATCTCGACTACCACGACGGCTGGGGCGCGAAGGAGCGGGGCACCGTCTACGAGGCGGCGTTCTGGGTGCCGGCGATCCGCGCCCGCTTCGGCGCCAGCGCCCTGTTCACGGGCGACGCGCAGCGCACCTTCGCGGACGGCTTCCTGTCGGCCACGCCGGACGGCCTGTTGATCGACCAGCCGGCCGACGCGCTGGCGGCGCTCGGCGTCTCAGACATCGAAGGAGATTCGATCCTCCTCGACTGCAAGTCGATCGACCCGCGCGCCAAGCTCGACAGTGCAAAGCCCGAGCACCTGTTCCAGGTCCAGGCCGGCATGGGGCTCCTGCGCCGGCTCACGCGATACCGTCCAAGCTACGCGATCATCTCCTACACCGACGCCTCGTTCTGGGACGAGACGAAGGAGTTCGTCGTCCGGTTCGACGAAGGCGCCTTCCGGCAGGCCGAAGCCCGCGCCCGGGACATCATGCTCGCGCGCTCCGCCGACGAGCTGCGGCCCGAGGGGCGGATCGCGGGCGGCCAGGACTGCGAGCACTGCCCCTTCACCGGCCCGTGCGGGCAGCGGCGCGCCGAGCGGGTGCCGCGGGAGAAGCGGGAGGTGCCGGCGGACACCGCCGCCGATCTCCTGCGGCTCGGCCGCGCGGCGAGCGAGGCCATGAAGCGGGCCGAGGCCGCCGAAGCGGAAGCCGCCGCGCGGAAGGAGCAGATCCGCGAGATCCTGGCCCGGCACGGCACCAAGTCGTTCAAGGCGGATGGCCTGTCGATCTCCTGGGCCGCCCTCAAGGGCCGGCCGTCCTGGGACGACAAGGCCATCCGCGAGGCGGCCCAGGCCGCCGGCATCGATCTCACCCCCTTCAGCAAGGTCGGAGACCCGTCGGACCGCCTGACGATCTCCACCCGATGAGATCCCGGCCGATCCGGCCGGGGAAGCCCGCGGCCCGCGCCGCACCGGACAGAGAGAAGGAAGACACGAATGAACGCGGTCATGGAACGTCCATCCTCGGCCGTCGCCGTCGAGCGCAACGCGTTCGAGGCCTACGGCGACGCGGCGGTCGGAACGCGGATCGTCGGGGATCTGCTGCGGTTCAACAAGGGCGACTGGCTCGCCGGCCAGGACCAGGACGAGCTGGAGATCGGGACGCGGCTCGTCGCCAATTTGCCCGAGCTGATGGTCGGGTGGGTCAAGTGGGTCGACGGCAAGCCCGAGGACCAGCGCATGGGCCGGGTCGCGGACGGCTTCGTGCCGCCCTCGCGCGCTTCGCTCGGCGACCTCGACGAGGAGGAGTGGGAGACCGACGAGGAGGGCCGCCCGCGCGACCCCTGGCAGAAGACCAACTACCTGCTCCTGAAGGCGGAGGAGGGCGATCAGCTCTACACGCTCGCCGGCTCCTCCTCCGGCATGCTCACGGCGATCGGCACGCTCGCCCGCGAGTACGGCAAGCGCATCCGCATGCGGCCCGACGAGGTGCCGGTGATCGAGCTCGGCCGGGACAAGTACAAGCACAAGGTCTACTCGTGGGTGAAGGTGCCGGTTCTGAAGATCGTCGGCTGGGTGAAGGCCGACGTGTTCGCCGATGCCCTGGCCGCGGAGGCGGCCGCGCGGGATGACGGCGAGGCCGGGCCCGCCCACGATCCCGAGACGGGCGAGATTCCCTTCGACGCGCCGCCCGCGCCTGCGGCGCCCGCCAAGCCGGCTCAGGCCGCCAAGGCGACCCGCGCCGCAGGCAAGCGGGCGGAGGCCCCGGCCACGCAGTTCTGAGCCTTGCTCGGACCGACAGAGCGAACCGGGACATCCCGTCCCGGTCAGTCCACCCCTCGTCCCCGATCGGCGTCATGGCGGATCCCGCGGTCAACACCGCCAGCGCGTTCCTAGCGGCGGTCTTCGGCGCCTACAGCGAGGCGAACGTCTTCGTCTGCGCGCTGCCGAACGTGCGCGGCGACCACGGCGAGCGCGCGCTGATCACGCGGGATTTCGTGCTCGCGGACCGGTTCGTCAGGAAGTGGGACCGGCCCGGCACCGCGATCTACTATTGCGTGGGGACGATCCGGCCGGGCGCCCAGCCGCTCCGGCCCGGCGGATCGGTCCGTTCCCGTGAGAACGTCGCGGAGATCCTGACGCTCGCCAGCGACACCGACCTGAAGTCGGTCGAGATCGGCCGCGAAGACATTATCGCCAAATACCATGCTCTCGAATTTCCGCCTTCCGTGATCGTGTGGTCCGGCCGGGGCGCGCAGGGGCTGTGGCTCCTCAACGAGGCGCTGCCGGCGACACCCGAGACCATCGCGCGCGTGGAGGCCCTGAACGCGCAGCTCGCCGACGTGGTGGCGGGCGATCCGATCCAGGACGTTTCCCGGCTCCTGCGGCTGCCCGGCAGCCACAACACGAAGGAGGGCGGCTGGCGCGATGTCGCGGTGATCCGCGCGCAGTACGAGCCCCGCTACGCGCTCGAGGACCTGGAGGAGTGGCTGTCCCGGCAGTCGCCGGTGATGAAGAAGAAGCCGGCGGAGCCCGCCCCGGGCCGGCCGGCGGTGCCGGGTCTGGCGGACAACCCCTACCTCGCCGTCGCGGCCCTGTTCGGGATCAAGCCCCCGATGGACGTCGAGGAGCGTCTGTCCGCGATGGCCTACCAGGGCGCGGGCGAGACCTCGATCCACCAGACGCAGCTCGAAGTGTCGGCCGCGCTCCTCACCCGCGGCCGGACGATCGACGAGGCGGTCGCGATCCTGATGGCGGCGACGCGCGCGGCGGCCGGCGAGTACGGCGCCCGCTGGAACTGGGAGCGCGAGGAGCGGCTCCTGCGCCGCATGTGCGACGATTGGATCCGCAAGCATCCGGAGGTGCTGGAGCGCCAGCGCGAGGCCGCCGAGGCGGCTGAAGCTGACGAGGAAGCCGTCGACGGCGAGGGCGCCGAGGCCACGGCGGAGGCCGGCCGGGACGGCGCCGGGCCCGCGGACGCCGCCGCCGCGGCGCGGCATGCGGAGCGCGGCAGGGCCGAGGCGGCGGCCGGCAAGGGCCGGCAGGCCGGGGCGACGGTCCACAGCCTCGCGGCCGAGCGGCAGCGGCGCAGCAAGGACGGGCAGGGCAGGGCGAAGGAGCCCAAGCCCTCGACGCACCAGGCGCTGGGCGCGGGCGTCCTGGCGGCCCTGCAGGAGCGCGGCGAGGCCATCCTGTTCACCAAGAAGACCGCGTGGCGCTACCGGGACGGCATCTGGGCGATGGAGACGGACGGCCTCTCGTCCTGGCTGAACGTCCAGATCGAGATGGCCTGCGCGGCCCTCAACATCGTCTCGACGCTCAAGCTCATCAGCGAAGCGCGAGGCTGGATCCAGCGCCGGCCCGAGCTGTGGCGCGACGAGATCCCCTTCGACCGCCACGGCAAGGTGCCGTGCCGGTCCGGCCTCGTCGATCCCCGCACGGGCGAGATCGAGCCGATCAGGCCGGAGCACTACTGCACGTGGGTGGTGGATACCGAGTTCGACCCGGCGGCTCGATGCCCGCTGTGGCTCCAGATGCTCGACGACGTGTTCCCCGACCGGACGGCCACCGTCCGAAAGGAGATCGTCGCGACGCTGCAGGAGGTGCTCGGCTGCGCGATGGTCGACGTGAAATCCCGGCAGCTCACGAAGGCCCTGGTGCTCGTGGGCGGCTCGAACGTCGGCAAGTCGGGCCTGCTCGAAGTCCTGGGCGGGATGTTCGGAGACGACCCGATTTCGGTCGCTCTCGACAGCCTGGAAGGCACGCACGGCAAGATGCCGTTCGTGCGCCGCGCGCCGTGGGTGCTTCACGAGGCCTTCGATCAGCGCAAGTGGCACTTCGCGAGCGGCGTGAAGGCGATCATCACGGGCGATCCCGTCGAGATCAACGTGAAGAATGGCCCCATCATCAGTGGTCGCGTGCGCGCCCCGATCTTCTGGGGCACGAACTATCCGCCGCAGTTCAAGGAGAGCACGCGCGCGATCGTCAACCGGATGATCGTCATCCATTGCCGGAACGTGTTCGACGACCACCGGCTGGTCGGCGTGGCGCAGCTCGCGAGCGAGCGCGGCTACGACAAGCCTTCCTCGATCGTATTGGCGAAGGAGAGGGCAGGCGTCCTGAACTGGGCCCTTGAAGGCCTGAGGCGCGCCCTGGACCGCGGCTCGATCGCCGTGCCCGCGGAGGTGCGGGAGAACGCCGACGCGATCCACAAGGATGCCAACATCGTCGCGGGGTTCATCGACGAATGCATCGAGTGGGACCACGAGATGCGGGTTCCTGTGCCCGATTTCTGCGCGGCCTTCTCCGTGTGGTGGGCGGAGAACAAGGGCGAGGACCGCTCGATTCCCTCGAACGACAGCATTGGCCGCGCCGTGACGGCGCTCGGAAACGAGCGCATCGGTCTTCACGCGAGGGAAACCCGGGACATGCACCGCCGCTACCTGTGCGGGATCGCCCTGAACCCGGCCGGCATCGCCTTCTGGAAGCGGGCGCACGAGGCCCGTGCATTCGAGGGCAAGACAGCCAGCACGACACCCGTCGACGAGAATCCGAACACCGCCATTCCCGCCACATGGCGCACACGGGACACGGTGATCCGAATGATCGAGGCGCATCGCCGAACAGCCCATGACGCTTCGGCGAAGGGAAGTGTCATGGGCAGACCGGAAGTGTCATGCGCCCGAGAAGTGTCATGCGGGGGGAGTGTCATGTCCGAAGCGTCAGGCAAGGCGTCATGGGGGCAAGCGTCATCCGTCCAAGCCGTTGATGAATCGAGAGATCCTCAGTTCTGATGACACATCATGACACTTCTTTCTCTTATAAGCGGGAGGATCAAAATGAGAAAGGGAGATAGGAGAACAGACAAGGAACAAGGGAGAAGAGAAAGGGGTTTAGGCAATATAGGAAAATTCGGTCGGCTGCTGTCATCCGGGTGGAATGGTTGCGATGCCTGATCCGCGCCAGCCGACCCGCCCGTTCGAGCGGCGCCTCGCCCGTCTCGTGGCCGAGATCACGGCCGCGGCCTCGGCCTACGAGGCCCGCTGGACGCTCGCGGCCCTGCACCGGGTCGATGCCGAGCTGCACGCCCGCCTGCGCCGGCAGATCGACCTCTGGCTGGCCGCCTCCGGCTCGTTCGACGAGGACGAGATCGAGCGCCAGGGCGGCGCCCTCGTGCGGGGCTACCGCATCGCCTACGCGCGCATGGGCACTGAGGGCGTCGAGGATGACGCGTACCTGATCGGGAAGGATGAGGCGTCGGGTCTCAGGATCGCGATCGGTGACAGTCCCGCGTCGGCTGACCGGGTCGCGGAGCTTGATCCCGCCTGCGCGTTCTTCACGCCTGATGAGATTGCCGGGCTCCTGCATCAGCTCGGCGGCTTCCGGACCATTGCGGCGGTCAAGCGTGCCTTTCCTGGTGCCCTGGCGCAGCCGTGGAGGCCCGACCCAACGAGCGAGAGATCGACGGCCGAGATCGAGAGCGAGGCCCTTTCCGACCCCGAACAGGAACTCGCCACTGATGACGCGTAGAAGCACCGCCCTCGCCCATGCCGCAGGCGAGATGACGGATGCGCCGGTTCTGCCGGCCGAGCCCGCCCTTGCCCTCGGCGAACGCTGCCGCTGGTCCCGTGACATGCGGCGCTCGGCGGCGATGGCCCAGGCTGCCGGCGAGCCGAATCCGCTTCGGTGGCATGCGGCCGTCACCTTCCCGGGCTGCGAGGTGAAGGTCAGGGATGCGATGCAGCTTCGCCGGATCGACACCGTCTTGCCGATGGTCCGCTTCTGGCGCATCCGCTCCCGCAAGCGGTTCGTGGCGGAGCGCCCCTTGCTGGCCCGCACGGTGATCTTCGGCCTGGATCACGCCTGCCAGGACATCGCCGGCATCGAGGGCCTGGAGCGCGTTGTCCGGGGCGCCTCCGTGGGATGGGCCGACCTGCCCGAGCAGGACGTCTACGATCTCCGCCTCAGCATCCTGCGGGGCGAGTTCGACGCCACCTTGCGCCAGGATTACCCCGAGCGCCCGCTGCCCCGGCTGATCCTCTACTTGCTGCGCAACGGCGACCTCCCGGCCCAGGCGGTGCTCACCCACAAGCAGGCGAAGCGGGCCGGCTTGAAGTTCGCTGCCGCAGCGTGATATTTGCGAGGCCTCAGCACGGGCCGACTGTGACATTTATGCCACCGTCATCCCGTGCGGTAGCTTTGGCGAAGCGCCTCCGCGCGGTTGGCCCGCCGTGACCCTCTTCGGCGCGTGCTCCCTGTCGTGACCAGCTCGCAAACAAGTGGGGGGCGATGCTATTCACCTTCAATGCAGGCGAACCGCACAGCTATCGCTTGGAAGGGCGCTCCAGCTACGAACTACGAAGCGATGCAACTCGCAACGGGTTCATCCATCAGGACCTGCTCACGCACCCACTCAACTGCCTTGTCTTTTGAGGCGAAGATTGAGCCGTTATTCCAGTCTTTGCAGGGGCCAAAACCAGCCTCAAGAAACCACTTACCTTGAAATTCTTGCTCAGTATCTCGGGCTTCGTTGATTTGTGTCAGAACAGCAACAAGCTGGCCTTCAATAAAAACAAGTGTTCCGTGCTCGCCACCTGCTCCGGTGTTCACGACTACGGGCTGGAAATACTCTTCCGCGACCATCTGACCATCCGAATCAGTTGCAGGTATACAGAGGACCACTATTTTGTGCGGTGCAACACTGCAAGTAAAACGTTAGTCTAATACCAAAAAATGCCACCTCTCGTTGCGCAGTCGAGCTGGTGTCGTGTCCCACGTGCACCGATCCATCGCCCTTCGGCGCACATCCCGCTTCGAGCACGGCGCGGTCGTGATCCGTGAGACTGCAGGCGAGAGCGCCTGATGTCGGGCCACACCGGAGGCACGAGCCTGGGCCGAGATCTGCTGACGCTGGTCAGCAGTCTAGTCGCCGTGGTGGCACCCTCAGCGCTCACCGTCCTCGGCGGCACCGTCCTCGGCGGCCTCGTCGCTGCGATCGTCGGTGTGGGGGTGATCGTCTGGGGTGGATCTGCGTTGTTGGGGTTGTGAGTTGCTGATCCCCGCGGGAGAGGGCCCATGCGGATCTCGATCGACGCGCGTGACCCCGGCTTCCGGGCCTACGCTGAGGCGCGTGAGCAGGGCATCACCTTCAACGTAACGCTCGATGGCAAGCGGTTAGCACCTGTCCACACCGCCGACGATCTGACGGGCGAGGTGATCGTGCTGGCTCGGGATCGGAGCGGCCACATAATGCTCGACCCGCGCCGTCCCGGTGAGATCCTGCTGGAGACCCACCGGGGCCGGGTCCGCATCGTCCGCCGGCACCGGCACTGGACGGACGACAGTAACGTCATCTGATCCGCCCGTCGGGTATAGCGCCAGGGACCCTGGAGGGTCGAAATCGATACGGGTGGGCGGGGCCCCGCCTTTTCCTAGCGCTGACCCCGAAATCCGAGGTGCGCACCCATGAGCGAACCGGTCTCGCGGCGAAAGCTCGCGGACATCCTCGGCGTCAGAGAGAGTGCCGTGCGCTCGGCGATAAAGCACAAGCGCATCAGCGTCTTACCGAACGGGCTGATCGATCCGGATAGCGCTCGCGAGGAATGGGAAGCAAACACGGACCCGGCGCGCAGCAGGGTGCGCACCTCGGCCAAAGTGCGCAGGCAAGGTGCGCACCCCCGCGCTGAGGTGCGTACCCCGGCCGAGGCTCGCGAGGCGGTCAGCCTGATCGCCCGGGTGCTGGCTGAGGAGGGGGTGGAGGATGCGGACGGCGGCATCGACTTCGGCAAGGCGCGCACGGCCGAGCTGATCCTGAAGGCTCGCCAGCGCAGCCTCGATCAGGCCGAGCAGCAGGGCCGCCTCATCGAGCGGGCCACGGCCGAGAAGCTGTTCTTCGACACCGCCCGCGAGCTGCGGGACGCCTGGCTGGCCTGGCCGGCCCGGATCGCCATCGTGATGGCCGACGAGCTCAAGGTCGATCCGCGGGCGCTAACCACGATCCTGACCACGCATGTCCACCAGCACCTCGCCGAACTCGGCGAGCCCACCGCGACCTTCTGACATCACGAGCCTGCTGCAAGCGTGGCGCCGGGGGCTCACCCCGCCCCCGAACCTCAACGTGGTGGAGTGGGCCGAGCGCTACCGCAGACTGAGCAAGGAATCCTCGAACGGCGGCCGCTTCATCGTCGCGCGCGTCGAGGTCGCCCGCGGCCCGATGCTCGCCGCCACCGAGCCGGGCGTGCAGACCCTCACCCTGCTGGCCTGCACGCAGCTGCTCAAGACCACGGTGATCGAGAACATCCTCGGCCGCTTCGTCCACGTGGATCCCTGCCCGATGCTGGCCGTGCTGCCGAAGGACGATGCGGCCGAGACCTTCTCCAAGGACCGGCTGGCCCCGATGATCCGGGATACCCCGGTGCTGCGCGAGGTATTCGGCGAGGCCAAGGCCCGCGATGCCGGGGCGACGCTGACCCACAAGCAGTTCCCGGGCGGCCACATCACGCTGGTCGGGGCGAACAGCCCGACCAACTTGGCCATGCGGCCGATCCGGCTGCTGGTCTGCGACGAGATCGACAAGTACCCCCTCTCCGCTGGTGGGGAGGGGCCGCCCATCGACCTCGCCGAGGAGCGCCAGGCCGAGTTCAAGGCCACCAGCCTGTCGGTGCGGGCCTGCTCCCCGACCGTGGCGGGCCGCTCGGCGATCGAGGCGAGCTACGAGGAAAGCGACCAGCGCAAGGCCTTCGTCGCTTGTCCCCACTGTGGCGGCTGGCACCCGCTCGAATGGGAGCAGGTGCGCTTCGACAAGGACGAGGACGGCCGCATTCGGCCGGAGACGGCCCGCTACGAATGCGTGGCGTGCGAGCGGCCCTGGACGGAGGCGCAGCGCCTCATTGCCCTGCGGCGGGTCGAGTGGCGGCAGACCCGGGCCTTCACCTGCTGCGGCGAGCGGCAGCTGCCGGAGATCTGGGAGGAGGAGCGGCATGGGGTCCGGCGCGCGCTCTGCCGGCACTGCGGCGCGCGGGCGCTGCCGAACGAGCATGCCGGGTTCCAGGTCTCGAAGCTCTACGCCCCCAAGCAGACGGTGCGCGAGACGGTGGCGAAGTTCGCGCGGGCGCTGCGCCGCGGCCCGGAGGCGTTGCGCACCTTCTTCAACACCCAGCTTGCCCGCACCTGGAAGGAGGGGGCGGACGCGCCCGAGTGGCAGGACGTCTATGCCCGCCGGGACGACTACCTGTCGGGCACGGTCGCGCGGGCGGCGCTGATCCTGTTCGCGGGCGTGGACGTGCAGAAAGATCGCCTGGAGGTCGGGATCTGGGCGTTCGGGCGCAACCGGGAGCGCTGGCTGGTGGAGCACCGGGTGCTGCCCGGGGCGACGAACCGGCCGGAGGTGTGGGCCGATCTCGAAGCCATGGTCGAGGAGACCTGGCCGCACGCGAGCGGCGCCGAGATGACGGTGCGGGATTGGGGCATCGACTCCAGCGGCTTCACCGCCGAGGTCTACGCCTTCGTGCGCCGGCAGGCCGGGCGCCCGGTCCATGCGGTGGATGGCCAGGACAGCTATGCCGGCGCCTTCCTGGGCGTGGGCGCGAAGGATTCCACGGCGGCCGGCCGGAAGCTGCGGCGCGGGCTGAAGACGGTCCGGATCGGGGCGTCCTTCGCCAAGCAGGAGCTGATGGGCTGCCTTGCCCTGCACCGCCCGCCGGAGGGCAAGCCGTTCCCGGCCGGGTTCGTGCACCTGCCGCGGGACGTGAGCGAGGATCAGGTCAAGCAGCTCACCGCCGAGGAGCTGGTCACCCACGTCACGCGCGGCCGCACGCGGCGGGAGTGGGTGCCGATCGGGGGGCGGCGCAACGAGGTGCTGGACTGCGCCAACTACGCCCGCGGGCTTGCCGCGATGCGCGGCTGGGACCGCTGGCGCGAGCCGCACTGGCGCGAGCTCGAGGCGGCGCTCGGCATCGAGCGGCCCCGGCCGGACGAGGCGGCCGTAGCGCCCGAGGTCGCGGCGAAGACGCTCGCGGCCCGCAACCAGCAACGACGCGCCGTGCGGCGCAGCCGGGTCAACAACCGGCCGATGCGGTGAGGGCGATCGGGCGCAGTCCGCCCCGTACCAGTGGGGCCGATCGAGCCCGTCTCATCCCGCAGAAGTGGGGGCGATTGGCGTCGATCGCCCCCACTCCTGTCGACGTGTCCATGAATGATATCGGCGCGTGGCCGCGGTGAGCATCAGATGGTGGAGTAGGCATGGCCGACACGCCGGAACAACAGCTCGTCAAGCTCAGGGCCCAACTCGCCAAGCTCGATCGGGCCATGGCGAGCGGCGTGCTCACCGTCGAGCAGGCCGACAACGCCGGGCGCATCACCTACCGCAGCTATGCCGAGATGCGGCAGGCCCGGGCGGACCTCATGCGTCGGATCAGCGACCTGGAGGTGTCCGTCAGCGGTGCCGCGCCGCGCCGGACGCGGCAGGTCGTGATGACGGGCCGCAGCGGGTGGTGAGCATGCCTCAGGCACAGCCCGTCCGCTTCCGGATCAAGGGCACCCGCCAGTACGTCACGCCGATCGCCATGGACTTGTCTGGGGCGAAGGGCGGCGCGGCTGTCGAGGCCACGCCATACGATGTCGCGGGCGGCACGGGGCGACGTTCGCGGTCCTGGCGGATCGGGAGCTACGGGCCCAACACCGCGATCACCTACGCGCTCGACGAGCTGCGGCGGAAGTCGCGCGACCAAGCCCGCAAGAACCCCTATGCCCGGGCCGCGGTCGACCGGCTCGTCACCAACATCGTCGGAACCGGAATCAAACCGCAGAGCACGGCCGCGATCCCGACCGACGGGCTGTCGAAGGCGCAAGTCAAGGCCGCGAACACAGCGAGCGCCGCGTTCCGCAAGCAAGTCCAGCAGCTCTGGTGGGACTGGGTCGATCAGGCCGATGCTATTGGCGCCCACGATTTCTACGGCCTCCAGGCCATCGCGGTCCGGGGCATGGTCGAGGGCGGCGAGACCTTCGTCCGGCTGCGCAACCGGCGGCTCGGCGACGGGCTCGCCGTGCCGCTCCAGCTGCAGGTCCTGGAGGGCGACCATTGCGACGTGCTGAAGACCGATGGCGCGGCCAACATCCGGCAGGGCATCCAGTACAATGCCATCGGGGCGCGCACCGGTTACTGGCTCTACCGCGAGCACCCCGGCGACGGCATCATCGCGGCGGGCCGTGGGCAGCAGACCCTCGTGCCGGCCCAGGACGTCGCCCACCTCTTCCGGGCGATGCGGCCCGGGCAGGATCGCGGCGAGCCCTGGCTCACGCCGGCCTTGCGCACCCTCTACGATCTCGACGGCTACCTCGACGCCGAGCTCGTCCGCAAGAAGAACGCGGCCCGTCTCGTCGGCTTCATCAAGCGCGCCATGGAGGAGGGCGCGGACAGCCCGCTCGGCTCCGGCCCGCTCGGCACCGACGCGCCCGATGCCGACGGCGTGGCGCCGCTCGACTTCGAGCCCGGCACGCTCCAGGTGCTTGCCGACGGCGAGGACGTCACCTTTTCGAACCCGCCGGACGTCGGACCGAACTTCGAGATGTTCGTGCGCCAGGCGCTGCGCGGTGTCGCTACGGCGGCGGGTGTGCTCTACGAGATCCTGAGCGGCGACTACAGCCAGCTCAACGACAGGACGCTGCGCGCCGCGCTCAATGACTTCCGCCGGGCTGTGGAAGGCTGGCAGCATCACCTCGTGATCTACCAGCTGTGCCGGCCGGTCTGGATCCGCTGGATCGATCTTGCGCTGCTCGCCGGCGTGCTGACCCTGCCGCCAGGGATGCGGCGGCAGGACGCCTACGCGGTGAAGTGGACCCCGCAGGCCTGGCCCTACATCCACCCCGTGCAGGATGTCGAGAGCAAGGCGCTCGAGATCCAGGCCGGGTTCTCGACCCGGTCGCAGAAGGTTTCTGAGGGCGGCTACGACTCCGAGGCGATCGACGCCGAGAACCAGGCCGACAACGCCCGGGCCGATGCGCTCGGCCTGACCTACACCAGCGACGGCCGGCAGAAGGTCAGGGGCAGCTCCGCCGCCTCCGTCACGCCGGCCACGTCGTCGGACGAGTAGCCGTCCGCACCCCCGATCTCTCGACAAGGAGCTCCCGATGGCCGTGCTGGTCAACGGAACCGAGATCGTGCTGTCCGGCACGGTCGGCAATCTCTTCTGGGACGACAGCTTCGATGCCGCCGACGTCATCCTCGCCCTGGCCCAGGTCGGCCGCGGGCAGGACGTCACGATCCGCCTCAACAGCGGCGGTGGCATCGCGACGGAGGGCGCGGCGATCCATGCCGCTCTCTGCGCCCACCGCGGCCGCAAGACCATCATCGTCGAGGGCGTGGCCGCCTCGGCCGCGTCGGTGATCGCGATGGCGGGGGATGAGATCGTCATGGCGCGCGGCGCCGTCATGATGATCCACGACCCGTCGGGCTTCACGTTCGGCCCGGTCTCCGAGCACGAGGTGGCGATCCGCATGCTGACCTCGCTCGCCACCGCCATGGCGGGCATCTACGCGGAACGCTCCGGCAAGACGCCCGAGGCGGCTCGGGCCGACATGCAGGCCGAGCTCTGGATGGCGCCCGAGGAGGCCGTCGCGGCGGGGTACGCCGACCGGGTCCAAACCCGCGCCGGTCAGAGCGCCGCCGCGGGCGAGACCAGCGTCGATGCCGGCCGGCCTGATGACGAGACGGGGCCCGAGCCCACCGCCTTCGACTTCCGCCTCTACAAGCACGCGCCGGAGCGTCTCGTCGCCCTGGCCGATCGGCGCGCCTGGACGAACCATCCGCGCCTGACCGCGGCCCTGCCGGCCGCCCCCACCCGCCAGACGGAGAACCCCATGGCGACCGCATCGGCGGGCGGCGAGCCCGCACCGCACTCCGAACCCACGCCCAACCCGACCCCCGCCCTGCCGGCGGCGAGCCTCTCCCGCGCCGACGCCGCCGAGATCGCCACGCTCTGCCTCGACGGCGGCGTCCCGGCCCTGGCCGCGAGCCTCCTTGCGGAGGGCGCCACGGTCGAGCAAGCCCGGAGCCGCATCACCGCGGCCCAGCAGATCCGGGACAAGGTCGCGCTCGCGCGCCGCGGTCATCCGGCCATCCCGGACGGGCTTGCCGACGAGATGATCGCGCAGGGCAAGACCGTCGAGCAGGCGGTCGCAGTCCTTTTCGACAAGATGGCAGCGCGTGACGAGGAGACCCAGGTGCGGTCCCACCACGTGGCTGAACCTTCTCAGGCCGACGGACGAGAAGTGGCCGTCGCCAGCATGCGCAGCCGCCTCGAGCGCATGGGCATCACGCAGAAGGAAGCCTGATCATGGCCACAACGTTCGAAAGCCCCGTCTACCCGTCGGACTGGCTGAAGCACGAGGCGGACAGCTACTACAGCCGTGACACGGCGATCATCGCGTCCGGAAGCGGCCTTCTCGTCTCCGGCACCGTGCTCGCCCAGGTCAGCGCCACGGGCAAGTACGTGCCGGCCGCGGCGACCGGCTCGGACGGCTCGCAGATCGCGACCGCGATCCTGCTGACCCCGGTCGACGCGACGGCGAGCGACGCCCCGGCGGTGATCGTGGCCCGGCATGCCATCGTGAGCCACGCCGGCCTCACCTACGGATCCACCATCACCGATGCGACGAAGCGCGCGGCGGCCCACGGCCAGCTGAAGGCGGCCGGCATCCTCGTGCGCCAGGGAGCGTGATCGATGGCCAATGTTCTCAACCTTTTCGACAATGCTCCGTTCAGCGCTGTTGCCCTGACCGCGAGCGTGAACGTCGTCCCGAACGCCTACGGCCGTCTCAATGAGCTCGACTTGTTCAGCGATGAGTACGTTCCGACCACCGCCGTGATGCTGAACATCGACAGGGGCGTGCTGAACCTGTTGCCGATGGGCTCGCGCGGTGGGCCCGCGTCTCTCGGACGGCCCGGGACCCAGCGCCTGGAGGCCTTCGTGATCCCGCACATTCCGCACGATGATGCCGTTCTGGCCCTCGACGTCCAGAACCGCCTCGCTTGGGTGCCGCGCGGGGACACCGCCGGAGAGCTCGCCGCCGGCCAGGATCTCATCGAGAGCAAACTGATCACGATGCGCCGCAAGCACGCGATCACGCTCGAATACCTGCGGGTCGGGGCGATCAAGGGCGCGATCCTCGACTACGACGGCACGGTCTACATGGACCTGTTCGCCCGCTTCGGGGTCACCCCGAAGAGCGTCGACTTCACGTTCGGCACGGCGAGTGCGGACCTTGGCAGCAAGTGCCGGGAGATCTCGGGCTACATCGAGGACAACCTGATGGGCGACACCATGTCGGGCGTCATGGCGCTGTGCTCGCCCGCGTTCTTCGACAGGCTTGTCACCCATGCCAGCGTGAAGGAGGCCTACAAGTACTTCGTGGCGACCCAGAACCCGCTGCGCAACGACCTGCGCAAGGGCTTCATCTTCCAAAACATCACGTTCGAGGAGTATCGCGGGTCGGCCACGAAGCTCAATGAAGACAAATCGACCTCTGTGCAGCGCTTCATTCCGGACGGTGACGCGCGGTTCTTTCCTCTCGGAACGACAGACACGTTCACCAACTACTGGGCGCCGCCGGACTTTTGGGCGCAGACCAACACGGCTCCGAACCCGGCCGATCGGGTCTTCGTCGCCCCGCTGGAGCCGATGGAATTCGGCAAGGGGATGAAGATCCACACGGAGTCCAACCCGCTGCCGCTCTGCAAGCGCCCGAGCGTGCTGGTTCGCGGCTTCTCGAGCAACTGAGGAAGGGCGCGATGCGACTGCGCGAGAAGGGCAAGCCGGACGGCGCAATCGTGACACTCGCCTGGGACGCGGCCCAGGCCGCGCTCCTGGCCGGCACGCACGTCTCGGCTGAGCACGAGGGCAGCGAGGGTGAGCACGGACCGGACCAGCCGGCGGAGAGCGGCGATCTCGATGCCAAGACCCAGCCCGAGCTCGAAGCCGTCGCGGCCGAGCGCGGCGTTGACATCTCCGGCGCCAAGACCAAGGCCGATGTCAACGCGGCCCTGCGGGCTCGGCCGTGACCGCCTTCGCGCTTGGCGTGGATGCCATGTTCGATGACCCGAACATGGGCGAGGATGCGCTCTGGCGGGCGGGCGGCGCCGCACCCGGGCTGCCCGTGCGCCTCCTGCGGTTGTCGCCCGAGGCCATCGTCGGCTTGGGCGACAGCCGCTTCGACCTGAATGCCATGCTGATCTCCGTGCGCCTGTCCGAGGTCCCGGAGCCCGCGCAGGGCGATCAGCTCGACCTCCTCGACGAGGAGGGCGCGATCATGCAGACGGTGATCGTCTCGGGCCTCGCGAAGATCGACCCGCGCCGGCTCGTGCGCACCTGCGAGGTCTCGCCGCTCGCGCCGGATGAGGATGCGCTATGAGGTTCTCCGCCCAGGTCCCGGACCTCCGCCAGGCGCTCGCCGGCAGCGAGGTGCAGATCGCCCGCTCGGTCACGGCCGGCATGCGTCAGGTGACGGACGGGCTGAAGGAGGACCTGCGCGAGGACGTGCGCCGGGCCGGGCTCGGCCAGCGCCTCGCCAACACGTGGCGGGGCCGGACCTTCCCGAGCTCGGGCGAGAGCGTCGAGGCGGCGGCCTACGTCAGCAGCAACGCCCCCAAGCTGATCGACGCCTTCGACCGGGGCGTCACCATCCTGGCGAAGGGCCGGAAGTACCTCGCCATCCCGACCCCGGATGCGGGCGTGCGGCAGGTCTCGGCCCGGCGTGCCAAGGGTTCCACCGGCAACGGCCTCACCCCGGCCGCCTGGGAGCGGGAGACGGGCGTCAAGCTGCGCTTCGTGCCGACCCGCACCGGTGGCGTGCTCGTGGCGGATGCCTTCTACCGGCGCCAGGCCGCGCGCTTCCAGCGCCGGAAGTCGTTCCAGCCGATCCGCGAGGCCGGTCCGGCTGCGGGGCGCTTGTTCGTCGTGATCTTCGTGCTGGTGCGGCAGGCCAAGCTGCGCAAGCGGCTGGACATCGACACCGTCGCCCAGGCCTGGGCCGAGCGCGTGCCGGGCGCCATCGCGGCGAACTGGTCTGTCTGATCCCGCCCCAGAGCCCGTGCTCGCCCGCCTCAACTGCTCGTCTTATTAGTGGATCATGGGACGATCGGCGATCATCCAGCCGACCTTCTCGGCGCGGAGGAAGTCCATGATCTCCAGTGACGCGGCGATCTGCGCGGCAGTCTCAAGCGGCAGCCCTGTCTGCGGGTGTCCGTCCAGCACAACGGGTTTGCCCGTCTGTGAAACGTAGACATCCCAGCCCTCACGCCCCTTGCGAATGTTGTATACCAACTTCTGCATGGCGCCCCTCCGATTGCAGTTCCTTACCGGCTTGATGACGACAACGTCGGCAACAAATGTCAGAGTTGAGCGCTCCCGAATGAATGGCACTGCCAATTCGCGGACATTGGTTCAGGTCTGGTCGTTCGGGCTGCTCAATAAGGGGCCTGGGAGCCTTGAAGGCGGCGATTTGAGCTGCCCAGGGGCTCAGATGGCGGAGATCGCGGCGCAGCTCGGCATCGACATCGGCAGCGTGCACCGGATGCTGAAGGCGGCGTGACGCCCGAGACAGACGCGGCGCAGGTTCAGCGCGTGCTCGCCCGCCTAGCATTACAGTTGCGACCGGCGTCTCAGGTGAACTCCACACCAACAAGGTGCTGCACGGTTGTGTCGGACACCAGACGCTGGGGCCGGACGCAGGCCGCTGAGGCTTGTCGCCATCGAGACGCGTGACGCTGATGCTTTCCGCCTGCTTGCCGGAGATGTTGGACGTCGGGGTGGTCAGGACGATGATGGGCGGATGGGATCGCCGCCTTTCGGCTAGGCGGCTGCGCAGCTGATTTCCGCTCCTCCTGGTGCGTGCAGGAGCATGATAGCGGCTGCAGGAATATTACTCGGTGCCGTTGGGCGGTCGCAGTGCGTTCGCCGCACGCCCGCCGGACACAACCTGGGCTACGGGTCGAGAGGAGGACAGTCATGTGCGGCCTTGACGAGCTCTTCGCTAACAATCGCGCATGGGCGGCGCGGCGTGTCGCAGATGACCCCGCGTTCTTCACCCGCCTCGCCGGGCAGCAATCCCCGCGTTACATGTGGATCGGTTGTTCAGATAGTCGCGTACCGGCTAACGAGATCATTGGCTTGCAGCCGGGAGAGGTGTTCGTGCATCGCAACATCGCCAACCTAGTGGTGCACTCGGACCTGAATTGTCTTTCGGTACTGCAGTACGCCGTCGAGGTTCTCAAGGTCGAGAACATCATGGTCGTCGGTCATTACGGCTGTGGCGGCGTCCAGGCCGTGGCGGAGCGGCGCTCGGCGGGGCTGGCGGATAACTGGCTGCGCCACATCGAGGATATCGCGCACAAGCATGCGGCCTGGCTCGACGCCGCGAGTAGTGACGAAGACCGCGGCGCTCGGCTCGCGGAGCTGAACGTGATCGAGCAGGTGGCCAACGTGTGCCGCACCACGATCCTGCGGCGTGCGTGGTACCGAGGGTCCCGCATCGAAGTGCATGGCCTGATCTACGGCCTGCGCGACGGCCTTCTCCGCCAGCTGGGCCCAAGCGTCAACGACGGTCAATCGTGGCGTCAGCGCTACGACGCTGCGCTCCAGGCTTTACAGCACCGCCGCTCCGGCTGAGCTGGGACTACCTTTACAGCTGCAGACGGCTTTTTCGCCCGGTCAGTGTGACGTTAGCCCCGTGAGGCCACCGCCCTCAACGCCCACCGAAAACACCGCCTGCAACTGCAGTGCTAGAGCCCCGTCCTAATGGAATGTGTCGGGATTGGAGACCGGCCAATCGCCGAACTCGGCTTTAAGAAAAGCGAGCACTCTCAGCGACACGACAAGTTCGATGGCACTCTCGTGCGACAGCCCTGTCTGCTCCCGCCCGTTCACGCGAACCGGCGTGCCCGTGTCTGCGCGATAGACGCCCCAGCCGTCAGGCTTCTTACGCACGGTGTACCCGAGGTTCGGCATAGCATTCCTCCGGCTGTATTCGGTTTTAGTTCTATGCGAGCCAAATTCGGGGACAAGGATTAGATCCAACCGCACGAGGAAGAACAGCGCTGCCATTTGTTGGACATTGGTTCTAAGCAGCCAGCCAAAATGCCCCAACAATCGCCTCAGGCACCCCGCTGGCAGCCGCTTTAGCTTTGCAGATGATGGGAGTACTCGAAGCCTGAGGGGGAGATCCTCAGCCGGGCTGAGAGGTGGCAGCCGAGCCCGTTGTCCGGACAGACCCGGCCGCCTGCCGCACCACTCCGACCGGGAGGTCGAGCGGCACAACGGCAGCAGTGTGGGCAAGCCCGCCCGAAGCGCATCACTCAAATAGGTGATGAGGTGGCGGCCGGGCCCACGGGTCTCGCTTCACAGGCCCGGCCGCTCTTCGCGCTCATCCTGCCTCGGACCATCAGGACGCGCGACAAAGAGCAGTGAGGGCCGAGTCTGGCGGGATGAAGCCGAGAACGTTTCGCTGTGTTGCCGATCCGTGCCGCGGGTTTTGCGCGTTCGTTCGGACGCCGCAGTTCCTATTCCATTCTGCTTGTGCACATCTGGGCGACTGAAACGATGCCGAGCAAGCGCGAGCGGGTCATCCAGGCCGTGGTCGACCTGCTGAGGGCCGCCCTTCCGCAGGCCGCCCACTCCCGCAACGAGGTCAAGCCGCAGATCATCCCGGCCGGCGGCTTCGTCAATGTGGACGACGGCGACCCGGGCGAGCCGGAGGTCACGCTCAACCCGACCATCTACATCTTCAACCACGAGATCCCGATCGACGTGGCCGCGAACGGCACCCGCAGCCTGAGCGCCGAAGCGCGGCTCGACGCCATGCTGCAGGCGATCGGAACGGCGGTGGCCGCTGACCGGACGCTCGGCGGGCTGTGCGACTACCTCCTGGTGTCGGCTGCCACCACCGAGCCGCTGACCGCGGACGGTGCTCCCGTCTCCCGCGCCGCCCTGATCGGCATCACCGCCGTCTACGGCACCCCCGACCCCCTGAACTGATCATCTGACAGGAGAGACCCATGGCACGCGCGCGTGGCGCCAACGCCATCATGGCGGCGGCCTTCGAGACCACCTACGGCACGCCGCCCGCCAGCGGCTATCGCAAGCTGCCCTTCGTCTCCTCGAACCTCGGCGAAGAGCAGGGGCTGATTGCCAGCGATCTGCTCGGCTACGGCCGCGAGCCGCTGCCGCCTTCGAAGGACGTGATCAACAATGACGGCGATGTCGTCGTTCCGATCGACCTGAAGAACTTCGGCAACTGGCTGAAGCTGTTCATGGGGCAGCCGACGTCGGCCACCGACAGTGGCACCACCACGCATGTGTTCACGTCGGGCGCGATCAACCTGCCCTCCATGACCATCGAGGTCGGCCTGCCCGAGGTGCCGAGCTACGGCCAGAACTTCGGGGTGCGCGGCAACACGCTGCGGGTGCAGATGCAGCGCTCGGGCCTGCTCACCGCGACGCTGGGCCTGATCGCCCAGGGCGAGACCAAGCTCACCGCCTCGGCCGCCGGCACCCTCGCCGAGGCGAGCATCGAGCGGTTCAGCCCGTTCCAGGGCACCGTCACCCGTGGCGGCGTGGCGCTCGGCTCCGTGGTCTCGGCCGAGTTCACCTACTCGAACCAGCTGGAGAAGGTGGAGGTCATCCGCGGGGACGGGCGGATCGAGGACGCCGACCCGGGCATGGTGGCGATGACGGGCAGCCTCGCCGTGCGCTTTGCCAACACCACCCTGCTGGATCAGGCCACCGCCGGCACGCCGGTCGAGTTCACGTTCGGGTGGGTGACGGACGCCGCGCGCTCGCTCGTGTTCAAGGTGCATTCGGTCTTCCTGCCGAAGGCCAAGACGCCCGTGACGGGCCCGAACGGGGTGCAGGCGACCTTCAACTGGCAGGCGGCCAAGGATCCCGCTCTCGGCCGCACGGTCACCGCCACCCTGATCAACAACGTGCCCAGCTACTGAGGACGGCAGATCCCATGCTTCGACTGGCTCATTCTTCTGAACCCTATTGGCTCGACCTCCTGCCCGGCGTGCGCGTCCGGGTGCGGCCGGTCACGGTCGCGATGATGCTGGCAGCGCGCGAGGCGGTCAGCAAGGTCATCCGCAGCGATGATCGCGAGGACCTCGATCTGCGGACCAACATCGCTCTCGTCGGCGAACTGGCCCGGCGCGCGATCATCGAGTGGGAGGGGGTTGGCGATGCCGATGGCGTGCCGGTTCCGGCAACGCCCGAGACCATCGACCTGCTGATGTCCAACTGGGCTGCCTTCGACGAATTCGACAGCCGCTATGTCATTCCGGCGCTGAAGCGGGACGCGGAAAAAAACGCATCCTCGAGCTCGCCTCCTGGCACTTCGGCGGGGGAGACGAATACTGCGCCGCCTGTGGTGTAACCTGTGCCGCGTGTCCTTACACTGTGCACGCGCCGGAAACCGATGAGGGCGTGGTGGCCTGGTCGGTGATCCAGCGCTGCGGCGGGCAGGTACGGGCCGGCTTCGGCGGCGTCTACGCCCTGGACTTCGGGGCGATCCTGCTGATGGCCGATGCCATGGGCGGAGCCTTGCCACTGCTTGCCGACCTGCTGCCTCGGGTCGAGCCGCTGATCGTGAAGGCCTACCGGAAGGAGGGCGATGATGGCGAATAGCGTCGCGATCCGCCTCGCCGTCGAGGGCGGCGCCGAGGTTCGGCGCGCCTTCGACGAGGCCGGCCGGGCCGGGCAGCAGGCCTTCCAGGGCGTGTCCACTGCGGCGGATGCTGCCGGCGCGGCTGCAGACCGGCAGATGGCCCGGTATCAGCGCCTTGCCGAGGCCGCCCGGCAAGCGGAGGCGCAGGCCCGCGCCCAGGCGAGCGTGAATGCGCTGCTCGGCGTCAGCACGCCTCAGGCCGGCGCTGCGCGCGCGTCGGCGGCTGTGTTCGAGGAGCAGGCCCGCGCCGCGGAGGCGGCGAACGCCCGCGCTCGGGCTGCGACCGATGGCTGGCGCGATCTCGGCGCGACCGGCCGCGCCACCCTGACCCAAATCGAGGCCGACCGCGCCCGCGCCGAGGCGAACGTTCAGGCATCTCGTCGGCTGGGCTCGCTCGGGATCGCACCGCAAGCAGCCAATGAGAACGCCCCGCGCCGCCTCCGCGCAGACGAGGTCCGCAATCTGCTCTTCCAGGGCGGCGACATCCTTTCGTCGCTCGGCAGCGGCTCCAGCCTTGTCACAGTCGCGGCACAGCAGGGTCCGCAGATCGCTCAGACCTTTGCGGGCCCGGGTGGGGCGAGCGTCAAGGGCGCCCTGACGCAGGCCAGTGAGGCGGCGGCTGGACTGGCCGCGCGGATCGGCGTGCTCGGAGGCGCCGTGGGTGTCGCCTCCGTGGCAATCATCGCGGGCGCCGCCGCTCTGCTCTCCTACCAGAACCGGATGCGCGAGGTGGACCGCCTGCTGGCCGGCACCGGCCGGGCGGCGGGCGCGAGTGCGCAGCAGGTGAACGCCGCGGCCGTCGCCATCGCCGCCTCGGGTGAGGGGTCCGTGCGCGAGGCGCGCAGCATCGCGGCGACCCTCGCCGCCACGGGGCGGATCGGGGTCGAGATGTTCGTGGCCCTCGGGCGGTCTGCGAAGGACTTCGCGGCCACCACCGGCCAGGAGGTTGCGGACGCCACGCAGGAGCTGGCGCAGGCCTTTGCCGATCCGGCCAAAGGGGCTCAGACCCTCAACGAGAAGCTCGGCTTCCTGAACGCCCGCACCGAGGAGACGATCCGCAACCTTGCAGAGCAGGGTGACCGCCTCGGCGCGCAGCGCGTGCTGTTCGAGGCCTACAGCGCCAGCCTGTCGCGCGCGGCGGATCTCACCTCGCAGCTGGGCGACGCCACCAGCGCCTTCGGGCGCGTCGCGTCGAACGTCTGGGACTCCCTGGGCCAGAAGGTGTCGGATGCCTTCGGCGGCGCGACCCTCGACCGGCAGCTCGAGCTGCTAGAGGCGCGGCTGAAGAGCGTGGAGAGCGCTCGCGGCGGCGCGTACACCTTCGGAGGTTTGCTCGACTACAAGGTGGACGCCGAGGCTGGGGAGCTGCGCCAGCAGATCGCACGCCTGCAGGCCGAGCGGGCCCGCCAGCAGCAGCAGCGGACCCAAGCTCAGGCGGCGCAGAACAACCGCGACGTGATGAGCCTCGTGGGCCAGCTCAATCCGGCCGCGCGCGAGACGGACCAGTTGCGCAATCGTGTGGAGCTCTTGCGCAAGGCCATCTCGGATCCGGTCAGGTTCGGGCTCGACGCCCAGCAGCTCGGGCAGGTTCAGGCGGCCTTGGAGCGGCTGCAGAACCTCGCGCGGTCGGCTCGGGAGGACCTCGAGCGCTACGGCAGCGCCAGCGCGGCTTCGGCTCTTCGGGCGGCGCAGGATGCGAACCGGAACGTCGGGCTCAACCCGGTCGACCGGGCCCTCGCCGAGCGTGGCCAGCAGCTTCAGAGAGATCTCAGGGAGCGGGGTCTAGACCAGCTGCCGACCCGCGAGGACGTGCTTCGGCAGTTCTCCGCCCGCGCCGCGAACGACAATCTCGATGCCCGCGAGCTGCAGAGCCTGGAGCGCGAGCGCGACGCGCGCCTGCGCAGCATCGATGAACGCGAGACCCTGATCGAGACCGCCCGCGTCGAGACGGACCGGATCAGGAAGGAGGCCGAAGAGGTAGCTAAGCGGACTGCGGTCAGCCAGGACTTCATCGCGGCGATGGTCAACGCGGAGAGCCGCGGCGACCGCTTCGCCAAGAACCCGCGCTCGAGCGCCACCGGGCTTGGCCAGTTCATCGACGAGACCTGGGAGCGGCTGTTCCGCAAGACCTTCCCCGAGCGCGCGGCGGGCATGGATCGGGAGCAGATCCTGGCTCGCCGCACGGATCGCGAGGACAGCCTCGCGCTGATCCGGGTCTATGCCGAGGAGAACCGGCGCGCCCTGGAGCGCGCCAACCTCCCGACCACGAACAGAAACCAGTATCTCGCGTGGTTCGCCGGCGCCGACCGCGCCATCCGGCTGTTGAACGCCGATCCGACCGAGCCTGCCGCGGCCTACTTCGGCCGCAAGGCCCTCGCCGCCAACCCGACCGTCATCCCCGGCCGGTCGGTGGGCCAGCTGCTCGATTGGGCCGACCGCACCATCAACCAGAACGCTCCGAACATCCGCGCCACCCAGCGCGCGGCCGATGTGCTGCGCTCGCAGGTCACGCTGCAGGAGCAGACCGCGGAGGCGGAAGCCCGCCGGCAGAAGGTGCAGGAACTCCTGAACGACGCGATCGAGCGCGGCACCGAGATCGGCCGGCAGTTCAACACCGCCCAGCAACTGCTCCAGGCCGACAGCGCGAAGCTGAGCGACACGGCTCGCAACGAGCGGCAGGCGATCCTCGACGTCGCCGATGCTTACGCGAAGCAGACGGCCGCGCTGGAGACCAGCAAGCTCGGACGCGACATCCTCTTCGAGCGCGCTCAGATCGGTCGCACCGATGGCGAGCAGCGCATCGCCTCGCGTCTACGCGGCACGGGGCTCGGCCTGGATTCGGCTGAGGCAGAGGCGATGCGCCTCAATGATCGACTCAGCGAGACGAAAAACCTCGCGAAGGATGCCTTCTCGGGCTTCGCCTCTGACCTCCGCCGCGGCGTCACTGCGGCGGAGGCGCTCCAGAACGTCATCAATCGCATCGTCGACAAGCTGATGAACAAAGGCATCGATATGTTCATCAACTCGATCTTCGATGCGGGTGGCAAGTCCATCGGCGGTGGTGACGGCATCGGCAGCATGATCGCCGCGGCCAGCAAGTTTTTCGGCTTCGCTGGCGGCGGCTACACCGGCCCGGGCGACCGATTGGAAGCCGCCGGCCTCGTCCACCGGGGCGAGATCGTCTGGAGCCAGGACGACATCCGCCGCTGGGGCGGCGTGTCCATTGTCGAGGCGATGCGCACCAGCCGGGGGTATGCGGAAGGCGGCATCGTCGGGCGTGAGATGTTCCCGCGGCCGCAGTTTGCATCTGCGGCGAATGCCAACGCCAACGCGCCCGCGGCTGGCCCGACCTTCATCGCCAACATCACGAGCCAGGCGACCGGTGACCCCGCGGCCGACCAGCGCGCGGCCGAAGTCAACGCCAAGGCCATGCGGGCTGAATATGAGCGCATGTGGATGGCGATGGCCCAGCGCGAGATGCGGCCGGGCGGGACCCTGCACGCCGCGGGCGCACGGCGCGCCTCCTGATAATCCCAGCATCCTCCCGGGAGCACACCATGAACCGCCGCTCGCTGCTGGCGATGCTCGGGCTCGCACCCGTGGCCGCCCCCGCCGCCCTGGCTGCCGTAAAGGAGGCCTCGCTCGCCGGTAGCCAGATCGCGAACGTTTCGGCCGCCAGGATCTCCGGCAGAGTCACGCATGCCCAGCTCGGCGCGGTGTCGGCCGCCAGGATTGAGGGCGGCAATATCACCGCCCGCTCGATCCTCATCGAAAAAATCCCGGCGAGCCGCCTGCGCGTCGAGACGCCTATCGACCCCTTCTGCACCGATCAGGACCGCCTGATCGGCGCCCTCAGCTTCGGCGCCTGACGGCCCCGTCCCGTCGCGGCCCCGGGAACGGGCCGCCAGTACCCCGGAGCATCCCGTGAAGCATCCCGTGACCAACCCGGCCCAGAAGCCCCCGATCGACCGTGCGAACGCCTCGGACGTCCCGCCGCCCGCGCCCGCGCAGGCCCCCCAGGCCACCGCGCAGGCCTCCGACGACGTGCCGATGCCCACGGTCGAGAACAACCCGCCCTGCGTCTTCAAGCCGGGCGCCGGCATCACCACGGGCGACGTGATCGAGATCGCCCTGATGTTCTGGATCCAGCTCACCAACAGCCCGGTCCAGGTCGAGAAGGGCGCCCTGCGCAGCGTCACCCTTTCGCCCGAGCGCGTCGAGCAGCTGAGCGACAGCGCCCGCCGCTTCATGACCCCGCTGGGGCAGCACTGACCGTCTGACTAGCAAGGAGCAGATCGATGGCAGATCAGATCCTACAGCTCGACCTCAACGCGACCGCGGTCCAGCGCGGCACGCCGGTGGCGGTCTTCCGCCGCGGCTTCGATGCCTTCGCGATGCGCGGCCCGGTCACGATCCAGGGCAAGGACGGCACCTCCGTCCAGGGCGTAGTCGTCTCCACCGAGGTCGGCCGCCTCTTCAACCTGTGCCAGCGCTTCATCGGGCAGAACGTGTTCGCCGCCCCCGCGGCCGCGGCGATGCCGGGCTATTTCGCCCCGGATGCGGCGCTGTTTGATGCGCTGGAGAAGGAGTACGGCCGCGAGGCGCTCTACCCGCTGGAGCCCTACACCGTGCTAATGGTGACGGTCCCGATGCAGTCGCCCACCCCCATGCCGCTCGGGACGGCGTAGGCCTTGGCCTACCCCTCGTTCCCGACGCTCGGGATCCAACCCTACGGGCCGGTCACCACCGGCTCGTCCAAGCCGGCGAAGGTCGCAGTGCTCACGGCGACCTTCGGGGACCGATACTCGCAGCGGACCGGCGACGGCATCAATCCGCTGACGCGGGACTTCAATTATCGATCGGCCCCGCTCCGGTCCGACAAGATCAGGCAGCTTGAAGACTTCCTGATCAGTCGGAAGGGTTACCTGCCCTTTATGTTCCTCGTCCCCTACGAGGACGCCCCGCGGCAGTTCATCTGCGACACTTGGACCACGGACTACGCGAATCCGCTGCACAGCACGCTGACGGCGACGTTCAAGGAGAACTTCGACCCGTGACCTCTCCGAATACCGCTCTCATCCGCGCGGGCCAGAGCCTCACGCCGGGCGATCTCGTCGCGCTGTTCATCATCGACCTGTCGCCGATCCGCGTGAACCAGCAATTCGCGTTCACCTCCGAGGCGGACCGGGCGCGCGGCCCGCTGACGTTCCGGGGCGTGACCTACACCCCGCTCGACGTGAAGGCCGAAGGCTTCGAGATGACCGGCCATGGGCAGATGCCCCAGCCCAAGATCAGCGTCTCGAACGCCACCCGGCTGATGAGCTCGGCGACCCTGCTCTACCAGGACCTGATCGGCGCCCGGCTCATCCGGACGCGCACCTACGCGCAGTTCCTGGACGGCGGTGAGACACCCGATCCCGAGGCGGCCTACGCGCAGGACATCTACCGCTTCGAGCAGAAGGTCGAGCACTCGAAGCACCAGATCGTCTGGACCCTCGCGGCCGACATGGATCAGGAGGGCCGCGAGCTGCCCGCCCGGCTGATCGTCCGCGACATCTGCCTGTGGCGGTACCGGCGCTGGGACGCTGAAAAGGGGGACTGGGACTATTCCCACGTGCAGTGCCCCTACACGGGCGCCCAGGCCTACGACCGGTTCGGCAATCCCACCACGCCCGACAAGGACGAGCCCAGCCGGCACGTCACCACCTGCTGCAAGGTCCGCTTCGGCGCCGACGCGCCACTGCCCTTCGGAGGCTTTCCCGGTGTCGCTCGCGTTCGCGTTTGACGACGGTCTCACCACCCGCTGGAGCGCCGCGGTGGACGCGCACAAGCGCCACGCGCACGCGGAATGGCCGCGCGAGGCCGGCGGCCTGATCCTGGAGGACGGCTCCTACGCCCCGCTGCGCAACATCGCCGGCGAGCCGCTGACGGAGTTCGAGACCGACCCGGCCGAGGTGGAGGCGGTGAGCGGGCACCGCTATCTCGCCGTCCTGCACTCGCATTGCTCCGTCGAGGATCCGGCCACCGGCAAGGTCACCCCGCCCCCGGACTGCCCGTCGGGAGCGGATATGGAGGCGCAGATAGCGACGGCGGTGCCGTGGGGCATCTCGCTGTGCCTCTCGACCGGCTGCGCCGACCCGTTCTGGTTCGGCGATCAGGTGCCGCGCCCGCCGCTGCTCGGCCGCCAGTTTCGCCACGGGGTCAACGATTGCTACAGCCTGGGGCGCGACTGGCACCGGGAGGTCGCCGGGATCCTCATCCCCGACTTCGTGCGCGACCCGGACTGGTGGCAGCCCCGGGAAGGGCAGCCCCAACTCGATCTCTACCGCGACGGCTTCGAGCGGGCGGGCTTCCGGCGCGTCGAGCGCGGCCCCGAGGGTCCGCTGCCGGGCGACTGCTTCCTGTGCCGGGTCCGGAGCCCTGTCCTCAATCACGGCGGGATCTACATCGGCGGCGGCCTCATCCTGCACCACCTCGCGCACCAGCTGTCCGGCCGGGACCCCGCCGCGGTCTGGCGGAGCAAGCTCGATTTCCTGGTGCGCCACACGGATCTGCCCGACGACTGGAGGCCTCCGGCATGATGCGGACCGTCCGCCTCTACGGCTCGCTGGCCCAGAAGTTCGGCTCCTCGTTCCGCCTCGACGTGCGCTCGCTGGCGGAGGCCTGCCGCGCCCTCGGTGCGCAGCTCCCGGGATTCCGGCAGGCGATCGAGGACGGCCGGTTCCGGGTCACCGTCGGCCGGAGCCGGCGCACCGGCTGGCAGCTGGACAAGGATCTGATCAGCTTCGGGCTGCCGGAGGGCGACCTGCACATCGTGCCGGTGATCCGCGCCCGCAAGTCCGGCCTGTCGGTCGGCAAGATCATCGTCGGCACGCTGATCGCCGTCGCCACCTGGTGGATGGGCGGCCCGGCGTGGCTGATCAGCATGGGCGCCATGGTTGCCCTCCAGGGCGTGTCCTCCCTCCTCAGCCCCAAGAAGAAGACCGAGAAGCAGAAGAAGTCCTACATGTTCCAGGGTGCTGACAACGTCTCGGAACAGGGCATCCCGGTGCCGCTCGTCTACGGGCGCGCCATGGTGAACCCGATCACGATCTCTGCTGGCGTGACCACGGCCAACAGCACCGGCCTGCCGACCGCGTAAGGACGCCATGGACAGCTTCAAACTCGATCCGTCCGCCGCTGCGGACGACGACGCGCGCCAGGACGCCGCTCCGATTCGGGGGAGGAAGTCCTCTTCCGGCCGCGGCAAGACCGGCGGCTCGGGCTCGAACGCGCCCGACACCCTGTTCTCGAATGCCACGGTCCGCCTGGTGGACCTGCTCGGCGAGGGCGAGATCACGGGCGTCGTCGGCGGCCTGAAGGGCGTCTACTTCAACGACGTCCCGGTCCAGAACGCGGACGGCACCTTCAACTTCAAGGGCCTGAGCGCCGACTTCCGCACCGGCACGCCCGACCAGTCCTACATGCCCGGCTATCCCGACGTGGAGACGCCGCAGGACGTCGGGGTCACGGTCAAGCAGGCGGTCCCGCACACCGCCTCGATCAGCGACGGCGAGGCCGACCGGGCCCGCGTCATCATCGAGCTGCCGGCGCTGTTCCTGGCCAAGAACGACGGCTCGGTCCGCCAGAACAGCGTCAGCTTCCGGATCGAGGCGCGCTACTCGGGCGGGCCGTGGGTGAACCAGCTCGGTGACCTCACCATCACCGGCAAGAACACCTCGCCCTACTTCGTGTCCTACGAGGTCGCCCTGCCGCGCAATCCGGCCGGGTCGAGCCCGCCCTGGCAGGTGCGGGTCACGCGCCTGACCGACGACACGGACGGCTTCAACACCAGCCAGGACAAGTGGACCAGCCAGAGCGACCTGATCTTCTACTCGCTCACGGCAATCCAGGATGCCAAGTTCAGCTATCCGCATTCGGCCCTGGTCGGCCTGACCGCCGACGCGAGCAACTTCGGCTCCTCGGTGCCGGCCCGGACCTATCTGGTCGACGGCCTGATCGTCCGCGTACCGTCGAACTACGATCCGGTCGCGCGGACCTATTCCGGGATCTGGGACGGCACCTTCAAGGAGGAGTGGTCGGACAACCCGGCCTGGGTCTTCTTCGACGTGCTGTGGAACGACCGCTACGGGCTCGGCGAGTTCATCAGCGTCGAGAGCATCGACCAGTGGACCCTGTACGAGATCGGCCGCTACTGCGACGTGCTGGTCTCGGACGGCCGCGGCGGGCAGGAGCCGCGCTTCCGCTTCAACGCCCAGATCAGCACCCAGCAGGATGCCTTCGATCTGCTGCAGCAGATCTCCGCGATCTGGCGCGGCATGGCCTACTGGTCCTCGGGCGCGGTCACGGCCACCCAGGACCGGCCCGACGACGTCCGCCAGCTGGTCACGCCGGCCAACGTCATCGAGGGGCTGATCACCTACAGCTCCTCGGGGCGCAAGGCCCGCCACACCGTGGCGCTGGTCAGCTGGAACGACCCGGACAACCTGTTCAAGCCGCAGATCGAGGTCGTTGAGCACGGCGAGGGCATTGCCCGCTACGGCTACAACCCGACCAAGATCGACCTGCTCGGCTGCAGCAGCCGGGGCCAAGCCCACCGCGAGGGCCTGTGGCGCCTTCTGGTCGAGAACTATGCGACGCAGACCGCCACCTACCGGGCCGGCCTCGACCATGCCGTGCGCCGCCCCGGCGACATCATCGCCATCGCCGACCCGCAGATCAGCAACATCGATGCCGGCGGCCGCCTGAAGGCCGGCTCGACCACCACCACCCTGAAGCTCGACCGGCCGGTCACCCTCAAGAGCGGGGTGCCCTACGAGATCTCCGTCACCCTGCCGGACGGCACCGTGGCGGAGCGGCAGATCACGACGCTGGCCGGCGTCGACCTCACCCAGATCGATGTCTCGCCCGCCCTGCCGGCCGTGCCGGACGCCGCGGCGGTGTGGCAGATCGCCGGCGAAGTGGTGCCGCAGCTGTTCCGGATCGTCGGCATCAAGGAGGTCGAGCCGCACATCTACGAGATCCAGGCGCTCCAGCACGAGCCCTCGATCTATGCGGCGGTCGATGACGGCGCGGCCTTCGAGCCGCTCAACATCTCCGAGTTCCCGAACATCGTCCTCCCTCCGGACAACCTCACAGTCCGGGAGAGCACCTACTTCGAGAACAACCTGCCGCGGCAGAGCCTGCTCCTCAGCTGGACGGCCGGCCAGCCCTTCAACTCGGTCGCCTACTACGTCACTGCGGTGAAGCCGAACGGCTCGCTGGTAACACTGGCGAAGCGGACCTCCACCTCGGTGGAGTTCCTCGACGCGGCGACCGGCGAGTGGACCTTCATCGTCCAGGCCGAGGGGTTGAACGGGCGCCTGTCGGACGCCGCCCAGATCACCTACACGGTCCAGGGCTGGGAAGGGCTCGCCGGGCCCACCGTCACCGGCCTGCAGGTCAAGGGCGGCGGCAATGTCTTCACGGGGCGGAGCTGCACCCTGGAGTGGGGCCTGACCTGGCCGCCGGACGTGAGGCCCTACGAGGTCGGCTACGCCTTCCGGGTCTTCGACGCGGACACCACCGCGCTCCTCCACACCGAGATCATCACCGCCGCGCAGGCGACCTACGACTACGAGGAGAACCTCAACGAGGGCGGGCCGCGCCGCCGGTTCCGGGTCTCGGTGGCCGCGCGCGACGCGATCGGCCGCGAGAGCCAGCCGGCGGTGCTCGTCGTCTCGAACCCGCCGCCCGGCGTGGTCGTCCCCACCGCCACCTGGACGACGGAGAGCATCGCGGTCCAGTACACCCCGCCGAGCGACCCGGATCTCCGAGGCGCCCTCATCTGGGTCAGCAGGACATCCGGCTTCAACCCACTGACGACGGCGCCGGTCTACGACGGGCCGAACACGCTCCAGTTCTTCACGGCGGATCCGGACACATGGTACTACGTCCGGGTCGCGCTCTATGATGACTTCGGCAAGAACCCGGCCGAGCTGAACATCTCGGGCGAGGTGGCGGTCCGCACGAACGACCTCATCATCGACGTCCAGGCGCCCGACATCCCGACCGGGCTCACCCTGGCGACGGCGCTTGAGGTCTCGGCCACGGGCGTGGCGACGGCCGCGATCACCGCGACCTGGAACCCGGTCGGCAGCAGCAATCTCGGGATCTACGAATTCGAGCTGACCGAGGGCGACGGCATTGCGAACCCCTCGTGGATCCGTGACCGGGCCGACAAGGGCCAGCCGAAGTTCACTTGGCGCAACCTGAAGCCCGGCGTGCTCTACACTGCCCGCGTCCGCTCGGTGAACGACAGCGGGGTGGCGGCCTCGGGCTGGTCGGCCATGGTCTCGATCACCGCGGCCAAGAACACGGCCAAGCCCGGCACGATCACCAACTTCACCGTGGACGCCGCCTACCGGACGGCGAGCCTGTCCTGGATCAATCCGAGCGACCCGGACCTTGCTGCGATCGAGGTGTGGGTCGGGACGCGCGACGACGGGGCGGACGCCACCCTCTTCGCGACGGTCCCGGCGCCGCTCAACTTCTTCAGCGACACCACCCTGGAGATCGTGCAGACCCGCAACTACTGGGTCCGGCCGGTCAATTCGAGCGGCACGGCCGGCGACTTCACCGGCCCGAAGACGGCGACCACGGCGGCGCTCCCGGCGGCGGCGCTTCAGAACGGTGTCATCGACCAGACCAAGCTCGCCGCCTCGATCGTGGCGCCGGCCGCGGTCTCCAGTCTGCCGGATCCCGCGACCTGGACCGGCTCGAAGCTCGCCTACAACGCCGCGGACGGCAAGCTGTATCGCCTCATCAACGGCCAGTGGACAGCCGCGGTGCAGGCGGGCGACATCACGGGCGCCCTCACCAGCGCCCAGATCCAGTCCATTGAGGCAGCGAAGGTCGCCGGCCAGCTCACCGCCTCGCAGATCGCCAGCATCAATGCCGCCCAGGTCGTCGGCCAGCTCGTCGCCGCGCAGATCGAAAGCATCACGGCAGCCCAGATCAGCGGGCAGCTCACCTCCGACCAGATCGTCAGCCTGGCGGCCACGAAGGTGGCCGGCCAGCTCACGGCGGATCAGATCGCGAGCATCAATGCGGTCGCGATCCAGGGCCAGCTCACGGCCGCGCAGCTCGCCGACAACACCATCACCCAGGCCAAGCTCGCCACGGGCCTCTCGGCGGTCGGGATCGTCTCCAGCCTGCCGGACCCGGCCGGCTACACGGGCCCGTCCGTGGTGCTCAACGGCGCGGACGGCAAGGTCTACCGGCTGGTCTCCGGGGCCTGGACCGCCGGCATCGCCGCGGGCGACATCACCGGGCAGCTGGGCGAAGCCCAGATCGCGGCCGGCGCCATCACGGACGCCAAGATCGCGGCGCTGGCCGCCTCGAAGATCACCGGCACCCTCACGGACGCCCAAATCGCCCAGGTGTCGGCCGCGAAGCTCGTCGGACAGGTAGTCGCTTCGCAGATCGCGAGCATCGGCGCCGGCCAGATCTCCGGCCAGATCACGGATGCACAGATCGCGCAGCTCTCGGCGGCCAAGATCGCCGGCACGCTGTCGGATGGCCAGCTCGCGGGCATCAGCGCGGCGAAGTTGATCGGACAGGTCGTGGCCGCGCAGGTGGCCTCGGTCAATGCCTCCGTACTCCAGGGGCAGGTCACGGACGCGCAGATCGCCGGCATTAGCACGGCGAAGCTCGCAGGCCAGATCACCCAGACCCAGATCACGGACGGCGCCATCAGCACGCCGAAGCTGGCGACCGGCGCCGTCAACGCAGACAAGATCGAAGCTTGCTCGATCCTGGCCTCGAAGCTGGCGGTGGCGAGCCTGAACCTCGCCGCGAACGGCGGCCTCCAGCAGGGCACCTCCGGCTGGTGGGGCGCGGCCGGCGGCACGGGCATCACGCCGCTCGTGGAGGGCATCCGCACCGATTGGGCTCCGCAGGGCATGCGGGTCTTCTCGGTCCGCTACGACGATGCCCACAAGCCGACGAGCGGCATCTCCGAGATCATCTACGCCAACCCGGATGCGACGGGGGCCCAGCAGCGGATCCCGGTCACGCCGAACGCGCGCTATGAGTTCAGCGCCTACATCTCGGCGCACCGCTGCACCGCCTATGTGTCGATCATCTGGTGGGACGCCACCGGCACCTACATCACCGAGCACGGCGGCAACACCATCGTCGCCACGCAGCTCGGCTCCGGCTCATCACTGGCGGACTGGAACCGGCTCGCCCGCTCCTGGGTGATCGCCACCGCACCGGCCAACGCTGCCAGTGCCGATATCCGGGTCCGCTGGTACAACTTCGGCAGCAACCCCTACTGCATGGCGGGCGGGTTGTTCTTCGCCCAGGCCGTCGAGGGCCAGACCGAGCCGAGCCCGTACTCCGACGCGGGCGTGACCATGATCGAGGGCGGCAACGTCCGCACCAGCTCGATCTACGGGGACCGGCTCGTCGCCCGCACCATCACGGCTGGGCAGATCGCGGTCGGGGCCATCACGGCGACCGAGATCGCCGGGTCCACCATCACGGGTGACCGCATCGCCGGGTCGACCATCACGGGTGCGAACATCAGCGCCGGGACGCTGACCGCGCGCGAACTGGCGGCCGGATCGGTCACCGCCTCGAAGCTGGTCCTCACCGATCCCAGCAACATGCTGAAGAACGGGGACTTCACGAACCCGATCGACGGCTCGGCGAACTCCGAGGGCTGGTCTCTCGGCGGCGGCGACACGCTCATCGATACGTCGGTCGCGACCGACCCCGGCGGTATGCACCGCCTGCGCTCGAATGCACGCGACTGCGCCTATTCCGACCCGATCGCGGTGCGGCCGGGCGACGTCATCAACCTGTCGGCGCGCGTCTTCAACGCAAACGGCGAGCGGGCCAGCCTCATGGCCGTTCTCACCGATGCCGCCGGGGGGAACGGCCAGTGGCCGACCGCGGCCTATACCGACCTCAAGAACCAGTGGGTCGATCTCTCGGGGCAGATCACCATCCCCGAAGGCATCCAGCGGATGCAGGTGCTCCTGCTGTGCGACAAACCCTATCCGTATGGCAGCTACTGCTGGTGGGGTAAGGTGCAGGCGCGGAAAGCAGCCAACGCTCAGATGATCGTGGATGGCGCGATCACGGCTGCCAAGATCGCCGCGAAGTCCATCACCGCAGGTCAGATCGCAACTGGAACGATCACCGCGACCGAGATTGCGGGCGGCACGATCACAGGGGATCGGATCGCCGGCAGCACCATCACTGGGACCAACATCGCGGGCGGCACCATCACCGGCAGCCTCATCGCGGGCGGCACCATTCAGGCGGGTAACCTCGCAGCCGGCTCCGTTACCGCCTCGAAGCTCGCGGTCGCCAGCCTGAACCTCGCCATCAACGGCGACATGGGCAACCTGAACGTCGCCGGTAATCCGGCCGCCTGGAGCAGCGACAGCTCCGGCATTGCCGGCGCCTCCATGCTCCAGAACGGCGTCGACTACATCTACTGCCCCGCCGGCATGCGGGCCATGAAGATCGGCGCCAATGCCGTCCCGACCAACCAGGGTTCGTTCGGGCAGGTCTGGCTGAACCGGGTCGAGACGGACGGCACTCTCTATCCGTTCTCGTGCCGCGCCGGCACGACCTACGAGGTCTCGGCCTATCTCTCGACGCACCGCTGCACGGGCTATGTCGGGTTGGTTTGGTATGACAACAATCAGAGTTACATCGGCGAGACCTGGGGCAGTCAGATCGTCAACTGGGGCGGCAGCATCTACAACTCCCAGGCGGATTGGGAGCAGTTTGGCCGCTCGAAGCTGATCGTCATCGCCCCGGCCGGTGCGGTCTACTGCCGGCCTTACGTCCGCTATGGGATCACATGGTATCCGTCAGACCCTGCACCGCCCTATTGTTTCATCTCCGGTGTGATGCTGGCGGTCGCAGTGGCGGGGCAGACCGAAGTCTCGCCCTTCTCGCCGGCCGGGCTCACCACCATCAACGGCGCCTCGATCCGCACCAACTCCATTGCCGCCGACAAGATCATCGCGGGCTCGATCACCGCGGGTCAGATCGCGGGCGGCACCATCACCGGAGACAAGATCGCCGGGCGCACGATCTCGGCCGGCAATCTGGTCTCGGGCACGATCACCGCCAACGAGATTGCCGGGCGGACCATCACGGCGGACCGGATCGCAGGCGGGGCCATCACGGCCTACGAGATCGCCAGCCGGACCATCACGGCCTCGCAGATCGCGACCGGCACCCTGACCGCCAATGAGCTGGCGGCGGGCTCGATCACGACCAGCAAGCTCGCCGTCTCCAGCGCCAACTTCGCCTTCAACGCCGATATGGCCCAGGGCCTCGCCGGCTGGACGGCTGGCGGCCAGACCTGGGGCGGGACGCCCGGCATCTTCGTGGAGACGGGCTGGGTGCCGTCGGGCTTCAAGGGCTTCGCCGGCCACGGCACGAGCTGGAACGGGGCCGGTGGGCAGTGGTTCGACACCTGGCACCAGCGCATCGACACGAGCACCACCCCCCAAGCATTTCCCTGCTATCCGAACACGCCCTACGAGTTCTCGGCCTACGTCACCTGCCATCGCTGCGATGCGCAGATGCATGTCCTGTGGCTGGACAGCGCCGGCACCGGCATCCGCTACGACGGATCGAACGTCATCGGTCAGTTCGCGAAGGCCGGCGGGGCCCTGACCGACTACCCGCGGATGACGATCCTCGCGACGGCGCCGAGCAATGCCTACGGGTTCAAGGTGCTCTACCGCGGTCAAAACATCACTGCGGCGGACCCCCTCATCTTCCTGGTCGGGGCCATGTATGCCGCGGCGCGGGCGGGCCAGACCGAGTGCTCGCCCTATGTGGATCCCGGGGTCACCACGATCACCGGCACCACCATCACCACTGGCTCGATCTACGGGGATCGGCTGGTGGCCCGCACCATCACGGCTGGGCAGATCGCGGTCGGCGCCATCACCGCGACCGAGATTGCCGGCAACACCATCACGGCGAACCAGATTGCGGGCTCCACCATCATCGGCTGGAATATCCAGGCGCGCACGCTCGGCGCCGGCCATATCGCGGCCGGGGCCATCACCGCCTACGAGATCGCGGCCAACACCATCACCGCGAACCAGATCGCCGGCCAGACCATCATCGGCTGGAACATCGCCGGCAACACCATCTCGGCGGACAAGCTCGTCGCGAATTCGATCACCGCCGGGCAGATCGCGGCCGGCGCTATCGGCGTGGACCAGCTCGCGGCGGGCGCCATCACGGCCGACAAGATCGGGGTCGGGCTCAACTCGACCAACCTGCTTTACAACTCGGATTTCAAGTCCGGGGTCGCGGGCCAGAATATCGCGGCGGGTCAGACCGTGCCGGGCGTCTCCGGCTGGTGGAGCAACACCAACCCGAGCAGCCTCTACATCGGCCTCAACGGCTCCGGCCCCGGCTGGCAGCCGAACGGGATGGGATCGCTGCAGGTGTCGTGCTCGGGCACGCCGGCGGCTGGCTACGTCTTGGACACCTATGCGTCGACCCCGAAGCAGGACGGCACCTGGAGCCAGCGGTTCCCGGTGGTCGCCGGCAAGCGATACGAGGTGTCCGGCTACGTGTCGGCTCACCGCTGCAAGGCGAACCTCGTCATCGTCTGGATGGACGCCAACGACGCCTATTGCGGGGAGGCCTGGACCACCACCGTCGAGAACGCGATGAGCAGCGGCAACCTGAGCGCCTGGGCGCGCATGGGTTGCTTCGCCACGGCTCCGTCCAACGCCGCTACGGCCGCAATCTACCTGCGGACGACGTTCAATGGTGGTGACGGCCCCTACACCTTCTGGTCCGGTCTGTACTTCGGACAGGCCAAGCCGAACCAGACCCAGTATTCCGACTGGGCGCCCGGCTCCTCGACCGTGATCTGGGGCGACACCATCGCCACCGGCACCATCCATGCCAACAAGATCACCGCCGGCACCATCACGGCGGACCGGATCGCCGCGAATGCCATTACCGGCGGCCAGATCGCCGCCAACACCCTCACCGGCTGGCACGTCGCGGCGAACTCGATCTATGCCGACAAGATCGCGATCGGCGGTGGGCAGGCGCTCACGAGCTGGATGGGCTCGGACACCACCAAGATCAACGGCGGCGCGATCGAGGCCAACTCGATCTCGGTCAATAGCCTGAAGGTCGGCCTGCGCGGCGTCCGCACGGTGAGCCTCGACTTCAGCGTGGACAAGAACACCCGCGTCCTGTCGTGGACCGCAGGCTACGTCCTGTGGATCGATGACACGGGCGCCAACCGGGCCGACCAGGTCGCGGCCGGCAGCTTCAACACGGGCGGCGGCTACACCTATGTCTGGTGGAACAAGAACACGCCCGGTACGCTGTATGCCGCCAGGGACAACTGGCCCGACATCTTCAGCGACAAGAACGCAGTGCTGCTGGCGTCGTATGATGGGTACGCTGGGATCAACACCTTCGGCGGCGGCACGATCATCGACGGATCGCGGATCAACACCGGCACGATCACCGCCAACCAGATCGCCGCCGACGCGATCCAGGCCAGCCACATCGCGGCCGGACAGATCACCGCGGAGAAGATCGGCGCCGGGCAGGTCACCGCGGACAAGATCTCGGGCGGCACCGTGCAGGCCGGCACGATCTACCTCGCGGACTCGCGCCTGCGGCTTGAGTGCTACGGCGGCGTGCCGCGCATGGTCTGCACGGATGGCGGCAACCTGCGGCTGCTGATCGGCAACACCACGGGCTTCTCGCCCTACGGGGGCGACTGGGGCCTGGTCGTCTGGGACAATGCCAACAATGTCATCCTGGCGCCCTCGGGCCTCAACGGTGGCGGCCTCTGGGCCAGCTCGGTCAGCGCCAACAAGCTGGCGGTGACGCAGCTCTCCGCCATCACCGCCAATGTCGGTACCATGACCGCCGGCCTGCTCCAGAGCGCGGATGGGCAGATGCAGGTCGACCTCAACAACAAGCGCATCATCATCTGGGGCTGATCGTGACGTGGCGCGTCCTCATCGGGCAGCACCCCTCGGGGCACCAGGGGCTGTTCGTCTCGAAACCCGGCTATGACCTGTTCGGCTGCGACCCGACCAACAACTCGCAGTGGATGTTCTCATCCGCGGCGGGCCGGATGGCGAACATCCTCCAGGCGGGGACGAGCAATCTCGATCAGGTCGTCACCATCCCCGACATCGGCTACTATCCCTGGTACTACTTCGACCGCTACGACCCCTCCGCCGGGCAGCTCTCCCAAGAGGAGGCCCTGTATGGAGGTAACTACGGCTTCCCGCGCTTCCAGTTCCAGTACCTGAACCGAGCCCAATTCAAGATCGCGAAGCTGCGGCCGGACTTTGATCCCAACGCTGTGCCGGGTTATTTCCGGTATGTGATCCTCACCTTGCCGATCAAGGGATAGATCATGCCCTGGCGAACCCTGATCGGCGGCGGTGGGTTTCGGGTGATGCGCCCCGGCTTCGACGTCTTCAACCCGTCCTGGGACGGGATCTTGATGGACCTGTTCGTCCGGTCGGGTCAGATCCTGGAGCACGGCATCGTCACCCTCGGGGCTCATCCGACCTCAGCCGGCGCAAAGCAGGCCACGGTCGGCATCGGGCCCTACAGCGTCACCCCGGATGTGGTCCCGATCGCGGTGCGCCCGAACGGCACGGTCCAATGGCCGCCGATGGCCCTCCAGCCGAGCGGAAGTGCCTTCAACTCAGTGGTCCCGCGTCACACCATGCAGCTCCGGATCGCGACCAACCAGTTCGTGATCTCGTGCTTCGGCGGTGGCGGCACCTACACCGAACTCCCGGACAAGATCATGTACCTCGTCTACCGTCGCCAGACCTTCTCGTGAGACCCATGGCCTTCAACGCTCAGTTCAATGTCAACGGCGATCCGCTGAAGATCTGGAACCACGCCGGCGGCGCGCCGGGCGATCCGCTGGATCCATCTCTGATCTTCTCGGCCCAGTACCCGCCGGCCGTGGCCGAGGAGTTCATCTTAGGCTCGCCTGCAGATATGACGCAGCAGTGGCGTCCCAGGGTCGAGACCGCCCGCAAATACTACACGTTTCCGTGGATCTGTGGGACCTACATCAACAACGACGGGACCATCATCCCGATGGGGGCGCTCGTCATCACCAACACGCAAGGCGTCGCCCAGTCCTTGTGGATCTGCCAGTACACCCTGACCCCGCTCGGCGACGGGCGCTTTGCCATCGACTGGTATGTCCAGGGCGGTGGCACCTCCGGCACAGGTATGATCACGGCCGGCACCCTCAAGTTCTGGGTGCTGGGCAGAGGAGACTGACGTGTTCTTCATCTACAACGACGCGGGCCGCATCACCCAGATGGTGGGCCAGAGCCAACCCGGCTACGCCGACCTGCTGCGCGCGGCCGGGCAGAACTTCGTGGAGGTCGGCCAGGACATGACCGACACCTTCGTGGACCTGAGCAGCGGTACACCGGCCCTGAAGCGGCGCCCCGAGCTGCCGGGCGAGTTCGACACGACCACCCTCAAGCCGTTCGAGCAGGCGACGCTGCCCGGCGTGCCGGCCTGCAGCATCGTGGTCGAGGAGGGTCCGCTCGGGCCCGGCCAGACCCCGCACCCGGGTGGCGACCTCGTGATCGGCTTCGTGGTGCCGGGCACCTACCGCGTCGCGATCGAGCCGTTCCCGTACCGGCGGCGCGCCTTCACCCTCACCGTCACGGAGCCCTCTGCGCAATGAGCCTGATCCTCGGCCCGAGCCTGGAACAGTTCCAGGACCTGGCCTACGCCGCCCTGATGCGCTTCTACGCCGAGATCGGCCAGACGGAGCGCTCGGCGGTGCAGCGGGCCATGGACACCAACAAGGCCGCCCAGGCCCGCGCCTTCCTCTCCGCGGGCGTGCGCTCGACCATGCTGGAGCAGGAGGCCCGGATCCGCGGCCTCACGGTTGCGCAGCTGGCCCAGCAGGTCGATGCCGCGGCCAGCGCGGCCGAGCGGCTCGAGCTGGCGCGTGTCGCGTGCTCGCAGGAGGTCTACGCCGCCACCGACCACCAGGGCGTGCTCGCGGCCCTGAAGAAGCGCGGCATTCCGCTGACCTGAGCCCGGCGCCGCCGGTTCCCTGATCCGGGGCTCCCGATCACGGCGAGAGCGCCGCGCGCCGCCTGATCCGTCCGCTCCCAGCCCTTCCGCTCCCCTGACAATCGGAGATCCCCCATGACCGCGTCGTCCTTCGACCGGGCGCTGAAGCTCGTCCTTGCGCACGAGGGCGGCTACGTCGATCACCCCGACGATCCCGGCGGGCCCACCAATCTCGGCGTGACCCTCGGCACGCTCTCCGCCGTGCTCGGGCGGCCCGCCACCCGCGCCGACGTGAAGGCGCTGACGCCCGCCAAGGTCGCTCCGATCTACCGCGCCCGCTACTGGGACGCGGTGCGCGGCGACGACCTCCCGGCGGGCGTCGACTACGCCGTGTTCGACTTCGCGGTGAACAGCGGGCCAACCCGGGCGGCCATCGCCCTCCAGCGCCTCGTTGGCGTGGCGGATGACGGCGTGATCGGAGCGGTGACCCTGGCGGCGGTCGCGCGGACGGATCAGCGCTGGCTCATCAACGGGCTTTGCGACAGCCGGGTGGTCTTCATGAAGTCGCTGACGAAGAGCTGGCCGGTCTTCGGGAAGGGCTGGACGAAGCGGGTGGCCGGCGTCCGGACGGAAGCGCTCGCCATGGTCAAGGCACCGGTCGTCGCGACCGCAACCACCATGGCGCGGCCCGAAGGCGGTGCGCCGCCGAAGGCGGGCCTGGTGCAGACCGGCGGCCTGCTGCGGGCGCTCAAGCGCCTGTTCGGCGGCAGGCCGGCCTGAGTCGCAGCCGACAGGCCGCGAAATCAGGACAGGTAGCCCGCCGCTTGCAGGTCCTCGTGGATCGCCTCGTAAAGCCGTTGCTTCTCGTCATTGTCAGGATGAGGCGGCTTCAGCGGTGTCATCTCTGGAAATGGGTCGGCGTCCGGCATTTGGCGGATTGGGTCAGGTTTGCTCTGCGCCGGGCGCCACCCGGAGATGAATTTCGACACACGGACCGTGAGCTGGCTGGGCATGGGCGTCTCCTGCCGCCCACTCAAGCATGATTTGCACCAGATCTGCCAGTTCGCGCGCTGATTGGCGCGTGACCCCTCCCGCGCCGGCCGGGCCTGCCGCGCAACTTCAGGAGCCTCCCATGAACAGCGAGCAGCTCAGCTCACTCCTGCGCACCCTCCTCCAGGTCGCCGGCGGCATCGCCGTGGGCCGCGGCTGGATCGACGCCGATACTGCCACCGCGCTCACCGGCGCTCTCGTCACCATCCTCGTGACCCTGTGGGGGCTGTACGCGCGCCGCAACGCTGCCCTGGTCGCCGCAGCCGCCAAGGTGCCCGAGGTCAGGACGATCCTCGCCGATCCGGCCACCGCGAACGCCATCCCGAGCACCAAGGTCCAGCCGGCACCGTGAGGAGCCAGGAGGCCACCATGCTTCTCTCGGTCGTCCGGCACTCGGCCTCGCATAGAGCCAGCCCGGAGGCGGCCATGCGGATCTCCAAAGGACGCTGCTGGCTGGTTTACCTCGCGCCTTGGCACCGCCAAGCCATGATCCAGTACGACCCCGACCCGGCCATCAACGAGCGCATCCGCAGAGCCGTCCGCTACGGCCAGACCCGCTGGGCCGAGGTCTGGCTCTCCCTCATCATGGTCACGCTCGGGGGGGTGCTGCTCCTGCCCGAGCCCACCTTCGTCGGCCCGGAATGGCGCGTGATCGCGTCCTGCGTGACCGAGCACACGGCCGGGACGATTTCCGTCTCGGTGGGCGGGGCCCGCCTCCTCGCCCTCTGGATCAATGGCCGCCGCGGCCGGGAGACGTCGCTGATCCGCACCCTCGGGTGCATGTCCGGCTTTGCGTTCTGGCTCGCGCTCGCGCTTGGCTTTGCTGCCGCCTACCCGCCGCTCTCCACCGGCATCGCGGTCTACGGTGTCCTCGCCTTGGCCGAGCTTCATTCGTCGGGGCGGGCCGCCTCGGATATGGCGGCCGAGGACACCTTCGGCCTGCGCAAGAGGAGGCGGGCTGGTGGCCGACTCGGGCGTCTCCTTTGA